TAATCCAGTATTTTTTAGACCAGCAGAAGTTGATATTCTTCTTGGAGATTCTACCTTAGCTAGAATAGAGCTTGGATGGAAGCCAAAAACTTCATTCCCTGATCTAGTTAAAAAAATGGTAAATAATGATATTGCTCTACATAACAAATGATCAATGAATATGTAGAGTACTGCGTTTTTAATGAGTTCGACACAAGAAGGGTCAATCTTCCAAAAGACCCATCAAACTGCCATTTATTCAAAAATGAAGTTCAATTCAAAATTGAAAACGGTGTCCTTTCTGTAGAAAGAAAGGGTAGCGATATCGATGAGTTTAGACTTGGATTTTTTACAAACTTTACAAATCAAGTGCTAAACTCTAAAGGTTTGCCGAGCCTTAATTTTAAAGCTATAATTTCTTTAGGAGATGGGCCAGAGAATGATTCGACGGAAACCAGACTTTGTTTTGCAAGGGAGCGGCAGAGTCCCCATGTCTGTATTCCAGACCCGCACTTAGTAAAGCTTCTTCACATTTGTCACGACTATCTTCCTTCGTGGGATATTCCTTTTTCTGAAAAGATAAATAAAGCATGTTTTTTTGGATCAGATACTGGAAGAAAGGCCAAAGACGGCTCAATCCAAAGAATTAGATTCTGCGAACTTCATAAAGATAGCAATCTCATAGATGCAAAAATTACTGCCTTTGTTCAAGGGCCAATGCATCCTTCTGTCTACGGAAATCAAGTTAGTGTTCAAGAGCAATTAAAATATAAGTTCATATTCAATATCAACGGAAACACAACATCTTGGGAGAGGTTGATCTGGGCTATGAACTCAAATTCTATTTGTATTTTTATTAAACCACCGTCGTACCAAAATGAACTATCTTGGTACTATCATATTTTTGATATCTTTCGCCCATTTCCAGAAGTCGATGAGTTTGGCGCCGAAAACTTTCTTAGCAGCCTAGCCAAAAATAAATATCTATTAGAAGATATCAAAAATCAGCAAAAAATCTTTGGGAAAACTCTTGCCAATGTCAATCTGCATGCTCAATACTACTCCTCAGTACTGTTAAACTATCATTACCTGTACAATGGATTACTCAAATAAAGTTCAATTAATAGGTGTCTATGGAGACGATATGACCCATGCATGCTCTGCTTGGACCTCAACTAGCAGAGAGGTGACGGAAGAAAAGAAGGGTCGAGTTGAAAATCTTCTAAAGATGCTGGCTGACAACGGCCACCATACGCCTTTCGAAAAATCTTCTCTTCACTTTCTTATCGATACCGATATTGCATCTCATATTCATTTGATTAAGCATAGAGTTGGAGTCTCGGTAAATGGTGAATCTGCAAGATACAAAGAGCTTAAAGAGGACAAGTTTTTAGTGCCAAATGATTGGCCTGATAGCTGGAAAGAAATTTTGCAGACTCATACAGAAAGGGGACTGGATCTTTATCACAAGTGTATTAATGATTTAGTTCAGAACCATAACTTTGACCGCAAGAGGGCCAAAGAGTCAGCAAGATTTTTTAGGGGCTACAACACGCAAATCACTGCTGATGTGATGTTTAACTGGCGCTCTTTTTATCACTTTTTAAATCTTAGAAACAAGCCAGATGCCCAGAAGGAGATCCGAGAGCTTGCCGCAGAGATGCTTACGCTTGTAGCTGACACCAATAAGTTTCCACTTACCATTAAGGCTTTTGGCCTAGCTTAATCATAATAGTGTAAACTATTATGTGATAACTCCAGAATTAATCAGCCTGTTTGGCGGCGCCATAACAGGCTTTATATTTAGAATTATTGCGTTAAAAGCAGAGGAAAGCAAGAACCGCTTTGATCGCATGATGAGCGCGATTGATAAGCAGGACGAATCTGCTGACAAAGCGGCAAATAGAGATGCTGATTTTGGCAAGGTAATCAGACGGATGATCGTGATGTCTGTGATATTCTCTATCGTAATATCACCATTTGTGATGGCGATACTCGGAATCCCAACTTACTTAGAGGTGAGTTATCAAGATGGCGGCGGAATGTTTGGTCTACTTGCCGATAAGACTAAAACTGCTTTCGTTGAAATTTCTGGTAATTTGATTACTACTGAGATAAGGCAGTGCCTAATCGCAATTACTGGATTTTATTTCGGTTCTGCCGCAGCAGCAAATAAGTCGTAATCTCTTGACAAGGGTAGCCTGATTTGCTAGGAGTAGTTTGTGAAAGAAAAAATCAATCGACACAAGATTATTAAAAATCTAGTGGATGTTCCAGATCAGGCTCCAAAAGCCTTTTGGCAAAAGGAGATGGTCTTGCTCAAGAAGCTGGAAAAGCGTTTTGGTATTGACTTTTTAAATCAGTTAAAAGTCGAATCAAAGGTTCCAACCGTTGCGTTTTATTTCGCCCCTTGGAAGCTTAAACTGCTTGAAATCGAGTTCAAGGAGTATTACTATAATCACCTTCACAAAGAAGATCTTGCCAGTGAGCAAAAGATTGGCAAAGACGCAAAGGTATCCCGCAAGAAAACAATCAAAGAATTTTTAACATGAGCCGTAAACCAAAAGAAGAAGAAAAGCAAGACGCCGTATCATCCAAGAGTGTTCTTGGCTCCTTTCTAAAGGAAAAGAAGGAAGATCATTATAATTTTGAAGAGGCTGTAAACTATCGAGTTTCCACGGGCTCTTTGAATATGGACATGCAAACTGGCGGCGGTCTCGGACCGGGTTTGCATAGATTCGTAGGCTTTACCGAAGGTGGTAAAACATCTGCATCCCTTGAGGTAATGAAGAACTTCCTCAACACAGTGCCAAACTCAAAAGGCTTTTACATTAAAGCTGAAGGACGGCTCTCAGACGAGATGAGAATTCGCTCTGGCGTAAAGTTCGTGTTTGATGCTGATGAATGGGAGGCTGGAACTTGCTTTGTTTTTGAGTCTAATATCTATGAGACTGTAGTAGATGCGATGCGAAAGCTGATCATGTACAACGAGGAAAAGAACAAGTATATGTTTATTATTGATTCTGTAGATGGGCTTATCGCCAAAAACGATCTAGATAAGACTTTTGAGGAATCAACTAAGGTTGCTGGTGGAGCAGTCATTGCCGCCAATCTTATGAAAAAGATCTCTATTGCCCTTACAAAGAGGGGTCATATGGCAATATTTATCTCTCAAGTAAGAAGCGATATCAAGCTTGACCCCTATAGCTCTGCGCCAATTCGTCAAACTTCTGCAACTGGCGGTAACGCCCTACTGCACTTCGCTAACTTTATCTTTGAGTTTGAGCCTCGATTTGAAGGAGACATCATTCTAAAAGATCCTGCAATTAAAAAAGCAGACGCAGTAAAGAATCCAATCATTGGTCACTACTGCAAGATTTATATCAAGAAGAGTCCAAATGAAAAGAGTAAAAATCGCGTTTCTTATCCTATCAAATACGGAAGAAAAGATGGTCGCTCTGTTTGGCTAGAAAAAGAAATCGTTGATATGCTAATGACTTGGGAGCTTGTTTCCCGTTCTGGTGCTTGGTACTATACGTCTGACGAACTGCGAGAGCTTGCCAAAAAGTCAGGTACAGAGCTTCCAGAGAAGTTCCAAGGCGAAAATGCAGTTTTCCAATTCATCGAAAACGACGAAAAGCTCACAAAGACACTTCACAAATACTTTGTGGATATGATCGTTGGCAAAGATGAAATTCAAAACACTTAATGGCAAAGAGCGCTTCCTGCGAAACGCGAGGAAGTATGCTATAAATTGGGAAGCCAAGTCCAAAAGCAATATACAGAGAGCCGTAAAGGAATTTCTTTACCCTTACTGGCATAGGGATATCGTGTTTGAGGAACTCAGAATTGTAGGAACAAGACTGTCATTAGACATTTATAATGCAAATAAAAAGATTGCCGTAGAAGTTCAAGGCAGGCAGCATCAGACATACAACCCATACTTTCACGGCAATGATCGCAGAAACTGGCTTTCCCAGCTAAAAAGGGACGACTTAAAGCTCAATTTCTGCTTGACAAACGGGATAGCTCTGGTAGAAATCTACGAGACAGATCCCATCTGCAAAGAAACGTTCGAAAAACAAGGCATCATACTCTGATGAAAAAATCTAACAAGGAACTTCCAGAAGAAGAGAAAGACTTTCTTTTCCCAACAGAACTCGTAGAACAGATCTACGAGCTTTCTGGAAATGCGGAAAGCCACAAAGGAGTTATTCTCTGTGTTCTTTCCCCTAAAGGCGTACCGCAAATTTATTCAAGATACGACTCTATCGTTACTTCTCTTGGTATGCAAAAAGCCCTTGACAAGTGGCTTGATCAAGAAGAAGAAAAGCTAGATACAAGTGGCGAAGAATAAAAATGCTTTACTCACTAGAAGTTGAGCGCCAGTTTTTAGCTGGCCTAATTCAGCATTCTGAAGCATACGCAGAGATCTGCGACTTTATTTCAGAAGCCGATTTCTATTCTGATGATACAGTTGTTCACAAGACAATTTACCATATTATTAGAAAATGCATTGAGGCTAATGAAAAGGTCGATGAGATAATTATTGCCCAAAGAATCAAAGAGATAGGAATCTCTTTCAAAGATAATATTGATATCTTTGATTATCTCAGGTCTCTCGCTATTAGAAAGACAAACAAGAATACCGCCGTTTCCGCTGCCAAAGAAATCAAAAGATATTCTATCAGAAGAGCCATCCACTCTTCTGCTCTGGATGTGGCAGACAAGATGAAGAAGATCGCGCCAGACTCTTCTTATCAAAAAATTATTGAAGAAGCTGATGGAGCTTTTAATAAAATAATTAATATTTACGAAAACAATGAAGAAAAACCTATCAATATCTTCGATGAGATGGAAAGTGTCATCGAGGAGCGAGGAAACAATCCAATCACTGAGTTTGGATTTATGGGTCCGTTTCCAACCGTTAATAAGATTTACGGTTCACTTCTCCGACCAGGCAATATTACCGTCATTGTCGCTAGGTCTGGCGTAGGCAAGACCCTTCTTGCCCTTAATTATACTACAAAGGTTTCGGCGCAGTATGATGTGCCAGTTCTGCATTTCGACAATGGAGAGATGAGCAAGGAAGAGGTTATTATGCGCCAATGCGCCGCATTGAGCCATGTTCCTATGCACTTGCTGGAAACAGGGCTTTGGCGTAAAGCTGGTGAGGATGTGGTTCAAAGAGTTCGCTCAACTTGGGCTAAGATCAAGAATCTTAAGTTTTATTATTATAATGTCGGTGGTATGACTACCGATCAAATGATTAACAATCTTAAGCGTTTTTATTATTCAAAGATTGGCAGGGGCAATCCATTGATCTTTAGCTTTGATTACATCAAGCCTTCCGCAGACGCTGAGAGCGGAAAGCCAGAATGGCAAGTCATTGGCGATATGTTAAATAGATTTAAAAAGACTATTCAGCGAGATATCGTTCAAGATCAAAAGCCGATGATCACGATGTTCACTTCTATTCAATCAAATAGAAGCGGAATCACCACAAACCGAAATTCTGACGCGATCAATGACGATGAGGGCATCGTCTCAATGTCGGATAGAATTACGCATTATTGCTCGCATATGGCTATTCTACGGCCTAAGACTGCGGATGAGAGACAGGAAGAAGGCGCTATGTTTGGTTCTCACAAGCTAATCTTCGTCAAGAACCGCTTCCTTGGATCAGATGTGGCGGGGGCTGTCGAACTTGTCAGAATGCAAGACGGAACCTTGAAGAAGAACTTCATTAATCTTCAATTTGAGAATTTCGACATTAAGGAGCGAGGCGACCTAAGAGATATCGTAAATCAAGCGGATACTGGAGGAACAACACTGGAGCGTGCAAATGAGCAGGATGATGTCCCAGACTTCAACAATTGACCCAACTGTTCTTAAATCTTCTCTTGAATCCTTGGGATATCAATTGAAAGATTATGGCAACTATTGGAGAACTAGAGCTATTTATCGCGGTGGAGATAACTCCACGGCTTTAAAGATCTATAAAAATAGCGGAGTATGGACAGACTTTGCCGAGACAAGCTCAAAAAGCTATCCGTTTCAAAGGCTCGTCGAATTGACTTTAGATACCAAGGACTCGCATATTGTAAATAAATATGTAAAATTTGATCCACAGAATATTATTCATGTCGAGATAAAGGAAAAGATCGAAATGGAAAAGATATACCCAGAGGACATACTCAACAATCTTTTGCCAGAGCTTTCTTTTTATCAGAAAAAGTATATCAGCGACGATACGTTAAATTTTTATAAGTGCGGATATGCAACCTCTGGACAGCTTTTTCGCCGTATAGTTTTTCCGATCTATAATCAGTTTGGGCAGATTCACGGCTTTTCTGGAAGAGCAGTCTTCTGGGATAAAAGTTCAGAGTATCCAAAATGGAAGCATATCGGTAAACGTGCTGATTGGGTCTACCCTCTCTACATCAAGAGAAACGGGCGTGAAGAGATCAGAGAAGGCATCGAAAAGGAAAAGAGCGTTATTATTGTAGAAAGCGTTGGTGACAGCATGGCCCTCTTTGAAAGAGGTTTCAAAAACACGATTGTTACCTTTGGTCTTGGAATCTCATCTAAGATATGCTCTGCTCTAGTTGCTCTTGATCCAGATAAAATCATTATCGCTTCAAATAATGACCATGAAGGCGATATTAATCACGGGCTAGTTTCTGCCTGCAAAAGCTATCTTCAGCTATGCTCGATCTTTGATCCAGTTAAACTTGAGATTAGGCTCCCTATTAAAAATGACTTTTTTGACATGCATGCTTGCGAGTCAGAAGGCGAAGCTGGTCTTTTCTCACAGTGGGTTGACAAGCGTGTGAATGCCAAGCTACAGTCAGAAAGCATTCATAAAATCGCAGTAGAAAATAAGTTCTCAGATACCCTTATCGAAAGAGCTTCTAAACTTACAGAAGATTTTGTCTGAGAATAAACACACCGCCCTCTCTGCTAGCAGAATAAAGACCCTAGAAAAATGTAGCTGGTCTTATTGGTGCAGCTATGTGTTAAAGCTCCCAGAGAAGAGTAACGATGGTGCTAATAGAGGCAACGTCGTTCACTTTACTTTGGACGTTTTAGCAAAAGCGAAAAGAAAGCATTACGTCCAAACTATTCTAAAAGAAAAAGACGTATTTGTTATTCCTTCGGTTCGTAAGTTGATGCTCAGACACGCTAGAGATCATCGCGTATCAGATCCTGATAATATTGAGATGATCAAGCAGATGACCCTGACCGCATTAGAGTACGACTTCTGGGGCGATTCTAAACTAAAGCCTGTTAAAGATATCGGAGAAAGAGATTTTGACATCACCGTAAATAAGGGCAAAAAGAATTATAGAATCAAAGGTTTTATCGATAGGCAGTTTATTTACGAAGACTTTACTTCTGTTGTCCGTGATTACAAAACGAGTAAGGCGGTATTTGCGGGCAAGGACGCAGAGGATAACTTGCAGCATCTGATGTATACCCTTGCTACAAAAAAACTCGATCCAGAGCACAACGTGTCGATGGAATTCTTGTTTTTAAAGTTTTCTCTTAAGGATAAAGGCAAGGGAAGCGGCCTTCTGAGAATGGACCCGTTGTCTAAAAAAGATCTTACTGATTTTGAGAACCATCTTACAGAAGTGCAAAAGGTGGTTGATAACTTTAGCGAGGCAGATGCTTATTCAAATTTTGCTGCGGATAAGCCTATGCCCTCAGATGGCTCCTTTACTGGAAAGCTCTCATGCGGCTTTGCGAAATACAAGGGCCAGCTAAAGAAGGACGGCAACCCAATGTGGCATTGCCCTTTTAAATTTGGTTTTAATTACTACGCTCTTAGAGACAAGGATAATAAGATTATCAAAACGTTTCTTGAAGATGATAAGGACGAAGCCTTTAAGTTAGCAAAGGCTGAACAAAAAGTTACCAAAGAAACGTATCTTGGGTGTCCAAAGCACTTGACATCCTAGCCATCCTTGGTAGGATAGTGGTATGATTCCACTATTCAAGTCCCACTTTTCTATCGGGAAAAGCATCTTGACTCTGGCAGAACCAGAAAAGCAAAAGAAAGATGGGCCAGACAGCATCCTATCCTTAGCTTTAGACAACGGGCTAAAGGAGCTTTATCTTGTAGAGGATTCTCTTACAGGATTTTTGACAGCATTTAAAATCTGTCAAAAGTATGATCTGTCACTAAGGTTTGGGCTTAGAATCAGTATCTGTAATGATTACCAGTCGATTGAATCTTCAAAAAGCAAGCTTGTATTGTTTGCCTTAAATGATCAAGGGTTCAAAGATATCAATAAAATCTACACCTTTGCTCATACAAAAAATGACGGCTTAATCTCTAACGACGATCTAACATCTAGATTGAATCCAAACATCTTTGTTTGCGTCCCATTTTACGATTCTTATGTTTGGAATAATTATCATTATTTTAATAATTGCACTCCATTTTTTCTGGATAACCTCGATCACGCTTACTTCACGGAAAATAATAAACTTCCTTTTGACCAGATTATTTCGAAGATAATCGAATCAAAGGGAAAGGAGATCATGCCTGTCAAGTCAATCTATTATAAAAATAGAGAAGATTACGAGGCATGGATTACTTATAAGATAGCTTGCAGTGGAACAATGGGAAGAAGCCGCACTTTATCGGCACCAGATCTAAGCGACTGTGGTAGTAAAGAATTCTGTTTTCAATCTTGGAAGGAGTCTTCATGAATAGTCTTTTAAGACAAAATCTAAATCAGAAGTTCGTTGTTTTTGACACAGAGACAGAAGGGCTGTCTTTGACAGACTCTCGTCCTTGGCAGCTTTCTTGGATCGTCTGCAAAGGCGAAGAGATTCTAGAGCAGTACGATGAATTCGTTCTATATCCAGACTTGAACGTTTCTGCGGATGCAGCCAGAATCACTGGCTTCAATTACGACACTTATCGCAGCAAAGCAAAGCCTCCTATCGAAGTCTGGAAAACTTTTGCTAATTATTTGTACAATGAAAACTATATTCTCGTTGGACAGAACATTTTGAATTACGATATTTATATTTTGAATACCATGATGAGAACGATTGGTATCCAGAACAACTGGAGCTTTTTGCCAAGAATGATTGACACTAGGGCACTTGCCACCGCAATGTTCAAGGACATCAAGCTATCTGGAGATAGACTTTCTTGGCAAATGAAGCTAATGCATTTTAGAGAAAAGGGACTAAAAACCAACCAAGCTTTTCTTCTAAAGCATTTTGGGATTGATCACGATCCATCGAAACTGCACAATGCGTTATATGACATCACGATGAATTATAAGATTTTCCGTAAGCTGATCATGGGAGTAGAGCTATGAAAACATTCCAAACTTCGTTCGAAAAGTACAAGAACCCTGTACCTCCCGGTGTTCGCTTGCCAGAAATTAAGATTGACCAGAGATATTATGCATCTCTGGGCATCGATCCAACCGTTTCAAATTTCGAATTTCTACGTCAGCTTTGCCTAAAGGCTGTCAAAACAAAAGGTATAGATAAACTACAAAACAAGAAAGATTATTATGAGCGAGCTAAATATGAACTGGCAATCTTTGAAGAGCTTGGTTTCGTCGATTATGTTCTGCTTAATTGGGACATTCTTAATTATGCTCATGAGCACAATATTCCTACTGGTTATGGTCGTGGGTCTGCGGCTGGCTCTCTGGTTCTTTTTTTGATTGGTGTTACTAATGTAGATCCAATCAAGAACGGGCTCTTCTTTGAGCGATTCGTTTCGAAGAGTCGTGCTAAAAAAATTGTCGTCGAGGGAATCACCTACCTCGACGGCTCTTTGATGCCTGACGTTGACAATGATATTGAGTTCTCAAAACGTCAGGAAGTTATTAATTATATTAAAACAAAGTATCAAGGTAAGACTTGTAAGATTCTTACTATGAATACTTTAACTGGCAAACTCTGTATTAAAGAATGCGGCAAGATTGTTGCCGAAATGACAGAGGATGAAGTCAATGCGGTAAGCGACGTTATCCCAAAACAATTCGGTAAAGTCTTCGCGCTGAAAGACGCTTATGATGAAAGTGAGCAGTTCAAGGCTTTCTGCGACAAGAATCCAAAGGTATTTAAAATTGCAAAAAAGATTGAGGCTCTAAATAAAAATACAGGAGTTCACCCATCAGGTATCTCCATCTCTTATTATGACAACGAAGAGATTATGCCGCTACAAAAGACTGGTGATGGAGAAATCGTATCGGCTTACGATATGAATAATGTCTCCGAAATTACTGTTAAGTTTGATATTCTTGGACTGAGAACACTTACAGTAGTTTTCGATACCTGTCAGCGTCTTGGCTTGGACTTTAAGAATCTAGACTTCGACAACTCTTCTACCTACAAGTTCCTTCAAGACTTGTCTAATCCAAAGGGACTGTTTCAGATCGAGGCCAATACCAACTTTCATGTTTGCAAAAAGGTGAAGCCGCGCAATATGCTTGAGCTTGCTTGCGTGCTTTCACTTGCGCGACCCGGTGCGTTGGACTTCTTGGATCAATATGCCACCTATGTTAGAACAGGAGAATTCCAATCAGTTCATCCTTTCTTTGACGATATCCTTAGTGTGACTGGGGGAATCCCGATCTTCCAAGAGCAGTTGATGAAGATGATTGTTAAGGTGGGATTTACGCTAGACGAAGCTGAAACAGTTCGTCGCATTATCGGCAAAAAGAAAGTTAGTGAAATGCCAGCTTGGCAGCAGAAGATCAGAGAAAAGATCGCGCAAAATAATCTTGATCCAGCTATCGCTGACGTTCTTTGGAAAGTTGCTGAAGATAGTGCGAACTATTCTTTTAATGCTTCTCATGCATTTAGTTATGCAACTCTAAGCGCATTAACTACTTACCTTAAATTCAATCACCCTAAAGAGTTCTTTTTGGCTCTGCTTAGATCATCTAGACACGAACCAAATCCGCACGAAGAGATCGAGTCGATTTCTCAAGAGCTTAGTTTTTTTGACATTCGCCTTCTTCCTCCTGACTTATCTAAGTCCAAGGCTGATTTTGAAATCCAAGGAAATGATATCCGATTTGGACTTAATGCAATCAAAGGAGTATCAGACAAAGTCCTTTGCAATCTGCTTGAGTTCAGAGATGTTGAGTTTTCAAATAAGATTGACTGCTTCGATGCAGCCAAAGAGGCGGGGGTAAATATCGGTGTCCTATCATCTTTGATTCAAGCTGGAACGCTTTCGAGCTTCAGCGAAAGACGATGCAGGCTCGTCCTTGAGGCTCAGACATACAATATTCTTACCGATAGAGAAAAAAGAAACGTAAAGCTTTTGGCTCCAAAGTATAACTTTGACGTTCTTAATACGATAGCCGAAACAGTAAAAAGTAAAACCGTTGGAGACGATGGGAAGATCTTTATGAAAGATTCTCGTTATGAGACTTTCAAAAACAAGTATCAGTCGTATAAAAAAATCTACGATATGAATAAGCAGTATGAAAAGTTTGCTAACTGGTTTTTTGAACGTCAGCTTCTTGGATACAGCTATACCCATAAGCTCAAGGAGGTGTTCTCAGAAGATGATTCTGATCGGCTTTCCACAACATACGAAGCTTCTCAAGTAGACATTCGTCAGAATGTTAAAATGGTTGGCGTAGTCAAAGAAGCTCGAAAGAAAGTCAGCCGTGCCGGTCGCCCTTATTTATTTGTTAAAATATCAGATGAATATGGCGAAATGGTTTGCCGACTTACAGACGGAGGTAGAGACGACAAGTTTACAATGTATTATGAAGGCGGTGGCAAGACTCCAAAAGAGGATGACATCGTAATTGTTTATGGATCAAAAGCAGAGGATTCTATTTTCTTAAATGGCTTGACAATCCTAAGCGAAAAGATTTACACAAGGATGTCACAAGTAGAATCTTAAGTGTAAAATGAATAAAGTGCAAGATATTAACTTTACTCCTAGAGTTAAGAGAGCATTGGACGTTGCCAAGCAAAGATGCTTGGAGAACAACTGGCATGAAATTACGGATGAATTTTTATTGCATGCCATCCTTTTCTCGGAGTCAATGATAGTAAACCTTGCATTTCAAAGCGTTAAGATTGAAATAAAAGATGTAGTTCTTGCTCTTTCCAAGACTTTACCTACTGGCAAAAAGAAAGTCAGCGAGAAAAACGTTAACTTTAGCTCCTCTGCAAAATTAATCGTTGATAATTCATATAAAATTTCTCAAAGCTTTAAGCAAAATTATACTGGAGTAGAGCATTTATTCCTTTCGATTCTTAGGCATTCGCCTAGCGTTGCCAAGTTCTTTAAGAAGCATGGCCTTGATATTGCTTTCTTTGCCGATAAAGTAGAAAAAGAATGTAAGCATTTATCTAATCCAGTAAAAAAGCCTATCGAATCACAACAATCCAAATCGCAGGATTCGCTGTCGGAGTTCTGTGAAGACTTTAACGAAAAGGCTTTAGCTGGAGAGTTTGACCATATCTCTTTTAGAGAAAAAGAAGTAGCTCAACTTTCAGAAGTTCTTTGCCGCAAACAGAAGAGAAATCCAATCCTTATTGGACATCCAGGTGTCGGCAAGAGCGCTGTTGTTGGACTCATCGCTAAAAAGATTATTAGCTGCCAATGCACAGAGTTTCTTCTTAATAAGAAGATTATCAGCGTTAATCTAAGCGCTCTTATTGCTGGAACAAAGCTTAGAGGAGAATTTGAAGAGCGTTTGACTAAAGTAATGGAACAGATAAAAAAGATTGGCAATGTTATTGTGTTTATCGATGAGGTGCATAACTTGATAGGTCTTGGCAACGATGCTGGTTCAATGGATGGTGCCAATATCTTAAAGTCTTATCTTACTTCCGAAGACATGTCTTTTATTGGCGCTACTACTGAAAAAGAATACGAGGCTTATTTTGCTAAAGATGCTGCTATGAATCGTCGCTTTGAGCCCGTATTTATCAAAGAACCTAATAAAGAGCAGACTCTTGATATCCTTAAGAACTTAAAGGGTTACTATGAATCATTCCACATGATTCTTTATCCAGATAGCGTTCTTGTAGATATCGTTAATGTATGCGACAAATATATCACAAGCAAATATTTTCCAGATAAGGCTATTGATCTAATGGATCAGGTTGGCGCGAAAGTTAAAATTAAAGCTTTTGCCCGCCCTCAAGAGATTAAAAACATGGAAAAGTTAATTTTGGAGTTTGAGAAGATTGCTCCAGACGATATCAAGGAAGAGCATCTCGATGACATCATTGAAGACTATCAAAAGAAATACGATGCTTGGGCAGAGGTAATAAAGAATAAAAAAGAAAAGGCCAGAACAAAAGACGTTTACCAAGCACTGTCTGATAAGATTGGCAAGGTTGTTGATATGGAGTCCGAGAACTCTGGCATCAAGAATATTTACTCCAATCTCAAAAAGCATGTCTTTGGTCAAGATGATGTAGTAAAAAAGATATCAGACTGCATCCTGCGTAGTTCTTTTGGTCTAGCTAAAAATTCTCGTCCGCTTGGAAACTTTATGTTTATCGGGCCAACGGGTTCTGGCAAAACACACTTAGCTAAGATGCTGGCAAAAGAAGCGTTTGGCTCAGACTCTAATCTCTGTATTGTTGATATGTCAGAGTTTATGGAAAGCCATGCAGTCTCTAAATTGATCGGAGCGCCTCCAGGTTATGTCGGGCACAAAGAGCCTAGTATATTTTTTACACAGCTACAAAAGCACCCATCTACCGTGTTCCTGTTCGACGAAATAGAAAAGGCGCACCCAGATGTAGTCAATATTCTGCTTCAAATTATGGATCGTGGAGAGCTTACTGATTCAGTAGGCAATAAGCTGAATTTTAAAAACTCTATTGTCATCATGACTGGGAATGTTGGTTTTCAGATTAACGACAATAAAAGAATGGGTTTTGGAGCAATATCGAATCCAAAGCCAACCAAGGATAGCATCATGGATAGCCTAAAGAAATTCTTTAGGCCAGAATTTTTAGCTAGGCTAAATGAAATTGTTATTTTTCAAGAGCTTTCCACAGAAAGCTTGATTAAAGTTATCGAAACAGAATTGGACTTTATCAAGACATCTTTGGCGAACAATGGAACAACCATTTCCTTCTCTTCAGAAATTATTGATTATGTTATAGATAAGACCAAAGACTCTAATTCTGGCGCTAGAAAAGTAGTATTTTTTATAGAGAACGAACTGAAGACTAAAATAGTTGATGTTTTATCCACTGCCAAGTATAATCAAATTAAAGTCTCCGTTAAAAACGGGGAAATACAAGTAGATGGAAAAACAAAAAAACTTCTTGCAACATGCGATAAAAAATAACTCAATTCTTCCAATTGAAGATGAAATGCTTGCTCATGTATGTCGCAGAATAAAAGAAAAGACCTCTAAAGACGTATCCTCCAAGCAAAAGCTTGAGAGTGAAATAATGTCGGATACTTATTTGCTTATGATTGAAAAGCTTCCTTACTATTTAAAAATAAACCTTTCTCCAGAAGTTCCTAACTTTTGGAAAGAGCTTTGTTCCGGTGATTTTGACTTTCATCCTAAAATAATAGATTATTCTTTTGATGAAGAGTTTAAGTATTTTTGCTATGAAGTTCCAATTGGCATTTTAGCTAGGGACATATCAAACTATCCACTTCACCCAAGCCTTAATCTGCAAAAGGCTTTTTCTGATTTACTGAAAAAAACTCATGGCACAAAGATTAAAAACGATGACGAGACTGTAGGTATATTTAATTCATTTCTTCCATTAGAGTCTCTATCTATTTATAATACATTCCCTGTAGTTGAGTTATTTTCTACATTACGCCTATTATTTAAACAGACATACCAATTCAATCCTGAGCTTCTTGGTCTTTGCCATTTTGATATATCCTTAGATAACTTAATTTTGTCTAAGAAACAATTTAAATTAATCAATTTTGAATACGGAGGAAATGCTAATATTTATTTAGATCTTTTGTTGGCTAAAGATAATTTAAATGTCTCCGAAGAAACTTTTGATAGCTTCTTAAAACAGCATGGGTTATATAGGTCAGATTACAGAGATTATGTAGATGCTTCGTATATATTTAATTTTGCCTATTTTAATAGTAAGATTGTTTCAGAATATATGACTTTCGGAACAAGCAATCCAATCAAACTTAAAGATTGGATCAATAGATCTAGCTTTTATTATGAAAAGCTCGCTCCAAAGCTTTTTGTTTCAAAAACTATTGACAAAAAGATACGTCATTTATATTATCTTTGGAAATAAGGAAACTTATGGCAAAAACAAATAACACTGCACTCAACGTAATCCGAAATAGCGCTGGTCGCTACTTTGGTCTTGAAACCAAGAATGAAACTATTAATGCCCGCTACATTGGCGAATCAATCGCAACTATTGTTGTAGAGGATCGTAATGCTGGCGAGGTTCGACGAATCGCAAAGTCGAGCATTACCTCTGTTTCGTTCAAGGGTCGCACTTATACTACAAAGCGCTAACTCCTTGTAGGATAAAGACTTCAACCCACAGGAAACTGTGGGTTTTATTTTTGTGTAAATACATAGTACCGCACAAAATTTATGAAGTTTTTATCTTATTTATTTTTTTGGGTGGCTTTCTCACTATCAGTTTTAGCTCAAGATAAAATTGTTTACAAGCAAACTGATCATACAATTTCAGTTGCAGATGAAGACGTTATGATCACTTTTGCCGATGTAAAATCTAAAGATGTTACTGTATACGTAGCTCCTCCGACTGGGAGAATCCAATTCAAGACTGGTGATAAAATTTATTTTTCAGCGTTAACGGACAAAACGATAAAAATATCTGCAATAAAAGGAGCGGCTTTAATTAGCCCAGATAATTCATTTACTGTATCAGGTTACGGATCTCAATGGCAGTTATTGCATTTAGGCAAAAATATATGGCTCGCTTCTGGCGATTTATATAGTTTAGAAGTCGATGCTTATCTGAATCAAGATATTACGCTTAGAGCCAGAGTTGATTCGCAGGCTACGGGACCGTTTACATTTATTTGGCGAAAGAACCAAACTATTATACGGAACGCAATAGGCCCAACTTTAAAGCTAGAAAGACTGAAGCTCTCAGACGCTGGAATATATACCGTTACCGTATCCAATCCTGCTGGGGTTGTATCTAGTGAGGGTATGCAGCTTATCGTTCGTTGATTGCGGTCTATTTTAGTGTAAATACTAAGGCACGAATCTATCTGCCATTTAATTATGAACCTGACCTCATTAGCACCCGCAGGATTGGTAAGCGCCCAAAGCCCACTTACAGACCCAGTTATAATTGGGACAATAAAGGAAGATATCTATACAATCAATGACGGTGTTGGGTTTGAAGTTGATCCGGGGAATGGGTCGATTCAATTGGTTGCTCTTGCCGCAAACCGCAGCCCACAAGCTACTAATTTTCTTGCAGGCGAAAGCGTTACTTTGATGGTGGATGATGGCAGCGGCTACGCTTTGACTTGGACAGGAGCAACTTGGGGCACAGGCTCAATTAGCGGTGTTAGTTGGGTTGGCGGCAACGCGCCAGTTTTGGCGGCGACTGGGTATACTGTATTGCAGTTCTGGAAGATCGACACTAGAATTTACGGCGCTTTAGTTGGCAATGTTTTATGAGGCATCACTTCGTAAGAAGCTCTGCGGGACTAAGAGACCCGAATTTTAAAAATGTAACGCTGTTGTTGCACGGAGATGGAACAAACGGGGCACAGAATAATACATTTTTGGATAGTAGCGCAAGCAATAACGCCATCACTACAACTGGAAATGTAGCGCAGGGATCGTTTAGTCCTTATGGAGATAGATGGAGTGTAGCGCTTGCAGGAAGTTCAGCGCACTTAAGAAGCGCCAATAATGCAAATCTTAACATTGGCGCTTCAGATTTTACATTCGAGTGTTGGGCAAATGGGTCTTCTTTTTCTACTGATTGGGCTACATTTTTTGCCCGCTGGAATAGCAATGGAAATTATGGTTATTTTTTTAACTACGATACTGATGGAGGACTTACTTTTATTTACTCCACAACTGGTTTAGCTGCTGGAAACGTAATCAGGGCTTATGGCGGAACAATGACAGTTGGCAAATGGCATCATGTAGCCTTTTGTCGTTCTGGTGGCACTACTAGAGCATTTCTTGATGGAGTTCAAATCGGCTCATCAACATCAGATAATGTGACAATTTTTAACTCTAATGGTCAGCAAGTGATTGGTGGAGTTCTTGATGCGTCCACAATATATCACCCATTCACTGGCTACATTTCTAATTTGCGACTTGTTATAGGAACAGCGCTTTATACTTCAAATTTTACACCATCTTCGACTCCACTTACGGTTATTGCAAATACTAGAATACTAGCTTGCGCTTCAAATAGATTTGAAGACAAAAGTCCAACAGCTTTGACTTTAAATCGAAACGGAACCCCATCTGTTCAGCGCTTTTCTCCATTTGGTCCAGATACTTTATACAGAACAGATAGAATTGGAGGCAGTGCGTATTTTGATGGTGGAGAATTTCTTCAAGTGGCAAATAGAGGCTTGAAACTAACTGCTGGCTTTTTTACGGCAGAGTGCTGGGTTTATATTTCTGCATATTCAGGTAATTTTTACGCTCTATTTGATGATTGGTATTGGCAAGGCGGGCACAATGGAGGGTGGAGGGTTTTTATTGATTCTCTGGGACGAATTGTTATGCAAGCCTCTAATGGAAACTGGAACAACTGGGGCGGCACATTTATAACTTCAAGCAATTCTGTAATTCTCAACCAATGGAATCACGTTGCAATAGTTAGGGGGGCTAATGATTTAATTAACATATACATAAATGGAATTTCAACAACAACTCCCGTCGCCAGAAAAGAATTAAATCTAAACAGCGGAAGTGCTCAAAGCGCTTGGCAAAGCAGAATCGGAATAAACGCAAGTGATGTTGTATTTGGAGGAGTTTATAATTATTCCTTTACTGGAACTATCTCTGACTTGAGAATCATCAATGGCAAATGTTTATATACTGCCAATTTTACCCCGCCAACTGAACCCCTAACAGCTATTCCAGAAACAACATTTTTGGGTAGATTCGCCAATGGCTCTATTGTAGACAATGCAATGATGAGTAGTTTGGAGACGGCTGGCACGGCTAGAATTAGTACTAGCCAAAAAAAGTATGGAACAGGGTCTCTTGAAATTTCTGGAAATGGCCTAAACTTTAGAAATACACCTAATTTTCAGTTCGGAACTGGCGACTTCACGCTAGAGTTTTGGCTTTGGCGTAGCAGCGGGGTCAATATGAACAACCGTATGGTCATCAGTTGCTGGGCCACAAACGGGTGGGGGATTCTTTTTGACGGATCGCAGCAGATTTCCTTGTCAATACCGACAGGATCTTGGGCAAACGTAGTGCGAGACCCATCGACGTTCCCTTCGGATCAATGGGTCCACGTAGCGGTAAGCCGCCAAACAGGCACAAGCCGCCTTTTCATCAACGGGACACTGGTGGCTAGCGCCGCAGATTCCAATAATTATGTTGCGACCGCGACCGTGAGGATCGGCACCTTAGACGGGGCAAACTGGAACTTCGTGGGCTACCTTGATGACCTCCGCATCACCAAAGGCGTAGCCCGCTACACCGCCAACTTCACCCCGCCCACCACCCCCCTGCCTGACTTTTAATTATGAATATCGCCATCATCAACAATGGTCAAGTCACTCAAGTTGGTGACTACAGAGCTTTATTTCCCAACACTAGCTTTCCGCCTAGCGGCCCCAACGACTCTTTTCTTTCCGAGAATAACGCAATGAAGGTTAACTTCTGGAAAGAGTATAACCCAGCCACCGAAAAGCTTGTTGGCTGTGAGCCTTACATTGAGAACGGTTGGGTTTATACAGTAACAGTTCAAGCTTTGACGCCAGAAGAGATCGCGGAGCGCGACATTGTCTTGCCTTATAGAGTTACTAAGGATACTATTACCAGCAGAGTTTTAGAAGCCAACAAACTACCCGACTTGATGGCGCTGATAGCCTCGCTCCCAGCAGAGCAAAAGTTTCTTTGGGACGGCTTTTCTTGGTTTTGGAACAATAACCAAACAGTTCGCGGTATGGCCACTCAGATCGGGTTGGACCCAGAGGTTATCTTGGCACCCGATCCTTACCTTTAATTCAGTGTAAATATATTATATGCCACTACCAACACCAAAAAAGAATCAAGAAGAGGATGATTTCATTGCCTCTTGCATGGGCTCAGAGACAATGAACAAAGAGTATCCAAATCAAAAGCAAAGAGCCGCAATTTGTTATTCTCAATACAAAAGAAAGAAGAAGAAGTCAGAAGGCTCAATGGACGAGAAAACAGAGTGGAAAGAAGAGGATGTTTCTAGAGTAATCATAGAGTAATAAATAGTTTAAAAGATAAAGGGCGCATTTATCATCCTAAAACGATGATTTATGCGCCTTAATTTTTATAAACCAAATAGATCGAATACAGGTACAGCCGTATCCTTTAATACGGTAGAAAAGAAGGAAGAAAAGGGTATAGATCTCTATGTCAGCTTTATCAAGCAAGCTGGCTGGAATGATCAAACAAAGAAAGGTTCTTTTAGCGAAAATGCAAAGAACCCAGAGAAGACCGCTTCTCTAAAGTTTAATGAAGCCGAGGCTGCGTCCATTATCCGAGCAGTCCGTCTTGGATCGAAGTTCTCAACAGTTCACGCCTTTCAAGGCTCCACCACATCTATTATGTTTGGACCCTATCAAAAGAAAAATGGCGATGCCGCGCTTTCTTTCTCCATTAAAAAGGGCGAACAGTCATTTCTTATTGGCTTTGAACTTGGAGAAGGCGAACTTATTGCCCAGTACCTAGAGAACTATCTCCGTAAGTCGTTCGACCTTTCTGAATGAAAAAGACTGTAGTTTTCCATAGCAATCACAGCCGAATGTTTACAGGATTCGGTAAGAATGCTAAAAATGTTCTCAGGTATCTTTATAAAACTGGCAAGTATAATATCATTGAATTTGCCAACTCAAAGACTAAGAACGCCGAAGATCTAAAGACGCTTCCTTGGCAGGCGTTTGGCACTCTTCCAGAGCAGGGGAAACTACAGGCTCTTGCCTCTGATCAAACAAAGATCAGAATGGCTAGTTATGGCGTAATTGAAATTGACGAACTTATCAAAGAGGCAAAGCCAGATTTTTATATTGGCACAGAAGATATCTGGGCTCTTTCTCCTTTAGTAGAAAAGAAATGGTGGAATGAAAACTGCATGATCTGGACCACTCTTGATTCTTTGCCAATCTATCCAGACGCTCTTAAAATTATACCCAAAGTAAAACATTATTATGCTTGGAGCGCTTTTGTCGAAAAGGAGGTCAAAAGACTTGGGCATCCAGAAGGTTCGATAAAGACATTGAGAGGAGCAACAGAAACCTCATGCTTCTTTCGCCACAAAGATGAACAAAGAAAACTACTAAGAAAAGAGTTTGGCTTGACTGACGAGTTTATCATTGGTTTTGTTTTTAGAAATCAGCTAAGAAAAAGCGTTCCAAATTTAATGCAGGGCTTTAAAATTTTTAAAGACAAAAACCCAAAGCTCAAACCAAAACTTCTTTTGCACACTCACTGGTCAGAAGGCTGGGACATTCAAAGATTGATTAAAGATAATGGACTTGAGAACTCTGATGTTCTTACCACTTACTTCTGTAAAAAATGTAGGCAGTACGATATTAAACCTTTTTGCGGCCAAAAAATCGCATGCAGGCTTTGTGACGGCAAAGACACAGTGGAGACGACAAATATCCACAATGGCGTAAGCGAAGAGCAGCTTAACGAAGTTTATAATTTGATGGACGTTTACTGCCATCCATTTACTAGTGGTGGGCAGGAAATTCCAGTAACAGAAGCAAAACTTACAGAATTAATTACCCTCGTTACCAACTATTCTTGTGGAGAAGATTTTTGTACTGATGAAAGCGGGGGAATGCCCCTTTCTTGGAAACCGTATTACGAACCCGGTACAAACTTTATTAAAGCAACTACACTGCCAGAATCCATTGCTGATAAATTAGAAAGAGTTGCTTTTATGCCAATTTCCAAACGTAATGAAATTGGCAAAAGGGGAAGACAGTTCGTCTTGGACAATCTTTCTGCTGAAGTCATTGGCAAGCAAATAGAAAAAATTATAGACGAAGCGCCGCCTATTTCGTGGAATTATTCTTCATCTTTTGAGCTTCGAAACCCTAACTATGAGCCCCCGCAATCAAATGATGACACTAGTTGGATAATTGATTTGTATAAGAATATTCTCAAAACAAATGTTGACTCCGAAGACAGCGGCGTCAAAAGCTGGGTCAACCAAATAAAAAATGGCATCTCTAAAGAAAATATTTTAAATTATTTTAAGCAGACAGCCATCAAAGAGAATCAAGAAAATACTAGAGTTGAGCTTTCAGATCTCTTGGATAAAGATGACAAAGGAAGAAGAATTTTATTCGCTATTCCGCAAAGCGCAGGAGATGTTTTTCTCTGTACCTCCCTGCTTCCATCAATTAAAAAAATCTATCCAAATTATAACATATACTTTTCTACAAAGCCAGAATTTTTTGAAATTCTTGATTGCAATCCATACATTCACAAAAAGATAGTCTTCAGTCCGTTTATGGAAAATCTTTTGACTATGGAGGGCCATGCTGGTGGAGAGGGGTATTTTGACATCGCTTTCCTTCCGCACGTAGGAACTCAAAAAGTTTTTGATTATCAACATAACGGCAAAGATATTATCCAATTCGATACAAAAGCTTAATATGCATATTTTAGATAGATACGCTTTGTCCTGTGGGGTTAAAATAGATAAGCCGTTTATAAATTTGCAGTATTATCCAATAACTTTGGATAAATACGTAGCATTTCAAACCAGCGGCAAAGGCAACTCTCGCCAGTATGATTACTGGCACAAGGTATTTTCTTTCATAAAAGAGTATGCCCCAGAATATAAAATTGTTCATGTTGGAGTGCCTAGCGATCAATCAGTTTATGGAGTTGATCTTGACTTGAGGGGCAAAACTTCAATCAATCAATTAGCGTATATTATTAAAAATTCATCTATCTATCTTGGTGTAGATAGTCTTTCTGTTCATTTGGCTAGCGCATATAACAAAAAAATTGTTGCGCTGTACTCTTATTGCTACGCTCAAAATTGTAGTCCAGTTTGGGGAGATAAAAAAGATCATTCACTTTTGGAGGTTGACTGGACTAAATATGGCAAGCCTTCGTTTTCGCTAAACGAAACCGATAAAAAAATCAACAAAATTAATCCAGAGATTATTGCCAAAGAAGTCTTGGATAAATTAGAAATCCCAAATGATCTTGACAAGATTCATACGATCCACATTGGCAAATCGTTTCATAATCCAACAATTGAAATTATTCCAGATGACGGACCAGTTCCCACTCTTGTAAAAGAAAAAATTTGCAATGTAAGACTTGATTATCTATTTAACGAGAAGAAGCTTTTGCAGCTAGCTTCAGTTTGTTTTTTGAATATCATTTCAAATAAAATGATCGATTTGAATGTTTTAAGTACAATTAAATCAAAAATTTCTGGGATTACTTTGATAGTAGATCAATCGTTTGATTTAATTTATCTTAAATCTCTAAGAGATCTTGGAGTTAAATTAACTTTGACGGCTCCAAATGACGCCAACTGGAGCAGTTTGGCCGAAAGATTCTTTGACTTTGGTCTGGAAAAGGAAGAGGTCGTTACAAAAGAAAGCGTGAAAGGTTCAGATAAATTGGATGAACAGTGGATTTTTTCATCAGAAAAAATTATAATTTCAAATGGAAAAATCTTTGCCAGCAAAGCAAGTTGGAAAAATAACCAACCAAAGCTTGACAAGTTCTCAAAAGTCGTAGACACTCCTGACTTCTGGGAAGAATCAGAACACTTTCACATATTAAAAGATGAACGACCAAACTGGAACAGTACAAAAGCCACACTCTCTCCGTGACGAGAAGGGTTTAATCAAAAACGTTAATTATATTTTTAAAAAGGACGGGACCGTAGATTGGCGTGCAATGGTCAATCCAGCCCACCTTTACCCAAACAAAGACTGGTTTGCCCGTAGAAATATGGCGGTACCAGAAACTTCTGATGGTCTCCGAGATGACCAGCTTTTGATTAAGCTGGCTGGAATTAAAGAGGTGGCAAAGCTTCGCGGATTCAATAGGGTAAGCTTTAACTTTCCAAAGCTTGAAAATGATTATGTCGTGGCAACTTGCCAAGTTGATTGGATCGAGAATTTTGAAACATCGTTTGATCCAAATGCATTCAATATGATCGCTTCAATGGATGTGGCAAATGCTACATTTGAAAATACCGATGGATTTGGTCAAAAATTTCTAGAGACAATCGCCGCGAATCGAGCTTTTGTTCGCACGGTTCGCAATTACCTTAGCATTCATATCGTTGGCGAAGATGAGATCGCCAAAGGAAATGGAGCCAAGATGTCTGCTGCTAGCGAAGGCTCTGCGGATGTTTCGCCTCAAGGTATTCTTTCCAAGAAGTTCGCTGATTCTTCCCATTGCCACTCTGGAGCAGAATGGCCTGACTTCAAGGAGTGGCTTAGAGAGCTTTGGAAGTCAGAAACCTACAGAAACGAAGAGGCTAAAAATTGGAAGTCTTGGACTGATATTCCCGCAAAAGATGCTCGTACTCTACTGAAGTTTGTAAAGTAAACTTATGACCAGAAGAATTACTAGCGGATCTGAGCTTCGTAAGATCTTGGACGAAATGGAAAATGGAGGCTTGGTAGAAAAGCTTCGCGCTAAACAAAAGCATGTAGCTGGAGACTGGGATATTAAACATTTAAAAGATCAGTTAATCCAGCTTGTTTTAGTTTTTAAACAAAATGCAGTTGTTTTTGTTCACTTTGAGAATAACAAAAAGCCGGTATCTATTTTTGCTGGAATGGTTACAGAAGATTGGGCCTGCGGCAAATTGGGTCTTAATGAAATTCTCTGGGTCAGTATTGACAAAACTAGACTTGGTGGGGTAAAAGTTCTTCAAGCCGTTGAAAGCGTAATCAAAGAATTAAATATAGATTTTCTATCTTCTAATTATATTTGCAACGGTGGAGATCCAAGAGTGCAAGCTTTTTATTTAAATAATGGGTTCAGATTGGATACACTTACTTTTGTAAAGAATTACAAATAATTCCTAACCCAATTTTTTTACTTTTTAGGCTTTACTAAAACTGTAAAGCCTTTTACCTTATTTTACTTTTATGAAAAAAACAATGTCTGTTAAGAAGAGAAGCGGAGAAGTCGTAAAGTTCGATGCTGATAAGATTAATAAAGTCTTAGCTTGGGCTTGCGAAGACATTCCAGATACCTCTTTTGAGGAGGTTGCGATGAACGCTAACCTTTCATTCTTTGACGGTATTTCTTCTAAGGATATTCACAATACCCTTATTGAAGCTGCCGCAGGATTAATCTCTGAGGAAAAGCCTCAGTATCAATACGTTGCGTCTAAACTTCTTAACTTTCAGCTTAGAAAGGAAGTTTGGGGAGGCAAGAACGCCCCAAAGCTCATTGATTTTGTCAAGGAGAATATCAAGCTAAAGGTTTACGATCCAGATATTTTAAATTGGTATGACGAGCGCGAATTTCACAAGCTCGATGAGTTCCTGCGCCATAACAATGATTTTAATTTCACCTATGCTGGTATTAAGCAGCTTTGTGAGAAATATCTGGTTCAGAACAGAACCACAAAGAAAATCTACGAAACCCCGCAGTTCGCTTATATGCTTATTGCTATGACGTTCTTCAAGAGCTATAAGAACGACAGAATCAATTATATTAAAAAGGCTTATAACTACTTCAGCCAGCACAAAATCAATTTGCCAACTCCAATCATGGCAGGCGTCCGCACAACGCTGAAGTCATATGCGTCTTGTGCCTTGTTTACTGTAGATGATGCTCTTGGCTCAATCTTTGCAAACAATAGCGCGATTGGCTTCGCTACTGGAAGCCGCTATGGCATTGGCATTAATGCTAGCCGTATTCGCGCCGTCAATAGCCCAGTAAAGGGAGGAATGGTCAGTCATACCGGCCCAGTACCATTTTTGAAGATGTTTGAGTCTACGGTAAAAAGCTGCCATCAAAATGGAATCCGAGGCGGATCTGCAACTGTTAACGTAGCTTGGTTCCATCATGATATCGAAGACATTCTTGTTCTAAAGAATAATGCTGGCACAGACGACAATCGGGTTCGCAAGCTGGATTACTGCATTGGTTTTGATCGCCTGTTCTATGATCGCGCAATGTCAAACAAAAATGTCACTCTGTTTTCATATCACGAAGTTCCTGAGCTTTGGAATAATTTCGGAATGCCAGAGTTCAAGGAGCTTTACGAAGCCGCAGAGAACAATCCTAAGATCAAGTTCAAAAAGACTGTAAACGCCAGAGAGCTTCTGTTCCTTTTCTCAAAGGAGCGTGTAGAGACTGGGCGTATTTACGCGATGAATGTAGACCATGCAAACTCTCATGGCGCTTGGCTAGAACAAGTCGATACATCGAATCTTTGCCTTGAAGTAAATCATCCCTTGAAGGCAATCAATGATGTTAATGATCCAAATGGCGAAATCGGCGTCTGCATTCTTTCTGCCGTTAATCTAGTAGAAGTTTCAGAAAACGAAATGGAATCAGTCTGCGATGTCATCGTGAGAATGCTTGACGAGCTTATTGATCACCAAGATTATTTCGTTCCTGCCGCAGCAAACTTCGCAAAGAATCGCCGCAGTCTTGGCGTTGGCGTAACAAACCTCGCTGCTTACTTTGCCAAGAATAAGATTAAATATTTTGATAAGCAAGCGCCAAATAAGGCCGCCGCCATAATGGAGCTTGTCAGCTATAATCTTATCAAGGCTTCCATTGGTTTGGCAAAAGAAAAAGGCACTTGCGCTAAATTTAATCTAACTAAATATTCAAAGGGTATCCTCCCTATTGACAACTACTGCAAGAGTGTCGATGAATTTGTGAAGGAAAAGCTTCATTGTGATTGGGAGGCTCTTCGTCAAGATATCAAGCAATACGGAATGCGCCATAGCACTCTGACCGCTTTGATGCCCGTAGAGTCAAGCTCTGTGATTCAATCATCGACTAACGGCATTGAGCCTCCACGCTCTCTTATCTCCTTCAAGAGATCAAAGGCTGGCGTAATGCCCGTTGTTGTCCCCGCTATCGATAAGCACAAGGATGACTATACTTTGGCATTTGAAATGCCCACCAACGAAGGGTATCTCAAGGTAGTCGCCGCTCTTCAGAAATTCGTTGACATGAGCATCTCAACGAATCTTTATTACAATACTACCAGATATCCAAACAAAATTCCTCCTCAGACCGAGCTTGTAAAGGATATTCTGCTTGCTTATAAGTACGGGATCAAGAATCTCTATTACACAAATACGTTTGATGGGGACACTCAGACAGTTCTGCACACCAAAAAAGAAGTACAACAACCACAATCAGAACCGCAAGAAGAAACCGAAGGATGTGCCGGTGGAGCTTGCACATTATAAACATGAACTTTAATAATCTATCAAAAATAAGCATAGCGACAAAACGCCAATGGCTTATAAAAAAAGGATATAAGTCTGCTATTACTGCCGACAATGATTATATTAATAAACTTTTTGAACTTTATGTTCCTACATGGGCTTTAGAAGCAGAAAAGTTTAAAAAGCAAAATAAGAAAAATAAAAATAAATATTCTGGAGCTTCTCCTAAAGAATGGGCCTCATGGGGAGGGACAAATAGACCACATCACTCAGGTGGACGAAAGCGCAATACCAGAAACTATATCTAATAAAAATGAAAACTGTTCTTAACACCGTTAATCTAGATTCGCTCAAGCAGCCGCTTTTCCTCGGAGAAGACTTGGCTATCCAGCGATATGATCGCCTCAAGTATCCTAAGTTTTACGAACTGTACGACCAGCAGATTAATTTTTTCTGGCGTCCACAAGAGGTGAATCTTACAAAGGATGCCGCCGATTACAAAACCCTTTCTCCAGAAGAGAAGTTCGTGTTTGATAGTAACTTGCGATTCCAAACAATGACAGACTCAATGCTGTCTCGCAGCATTAATTCGCTCTCGGATTACGTAAGTAACCCAGAGCTTGAGATCTGCATGAATGTTTGGTCTTTCTTTGAAACTATCCATAGCAACAGCTACACATACATTCTACAGAACATTCATCCAGACGCTACCAAATTTTTTGATTCGATCTTGGAAGATAAGGAAATTGTAAAGAGGGCTCAAGCTATCTCTAGCCGTTATGACGCCCTACTTAACACAAAGAGTGATGATCCAAAGCAGCAGATATTTGAGGCTCTTCTTGCAACCCAGATTACTGAGGGTGTAACCTTCTATGTTTCCTTTGCCTGCTCCTTCTACTTTGGGTATCGCGGGAAGATGGAGGGCAACGCTAAGATCATTAACCTTATCTCCCGTGACGAAAATCTTCACGTTGCTATCACTCAAAACATCCTAAAAGCTCTTCGTGACCAACCAAAGGAAGGCTTCCAAGACATTATCAAAAAGAACGAAGATAAGATCTATGAAGCTTATAGAATGGCTGTTGAGTCCGAAAAGGAATGGGCTGATTATCTTTTCTCAAAGGGTAGTCTAATTGGTCTCACTGCTGATTCTTTGAAGCGTTACGTTGAATGGCTTGCTGATAATAGACTTACTTCAATGGGTTATAAAAAGATTTATAATGTCAAGGGTAACCCCCTTGCTGGCTGGCTAGACAGCTTCTACGACAGCAAAAAGATCCAAGTAGCCCCTCAAGAGACAGAAATCTCTTCTTATGTCAAAGGCGTTGACAATAAGATTGATGAATCTGTCTTTGATATGAAGTTCTAATTACTCAAGGCTTAGGATATTACCTCTAGGATCAACCCAGCCACCATCTTCCTTGATGAGTTCAAGTCTCTCATCAGGTCTGATGGTGGCTATTGTTTCTCCGTTTGAGTCTCTAACGTAAATATTATTATCGCCTTGATTTACTACAGTAAGAGATTGTCCATCGCCAACATCTGTTGGCACTACCATTGAAGAGTCGCTCTTAGTATCAGCCTTTATCATTCCTTGATTGAGGTCTTCTGGCGTGACTTGATAAGGAAGTTCGATCATTTTTACTTTTCCTGTGCCAGAAATTGTAGCTCCATTATAAATAAATTCGTGGCCGATAACTTCCTCAGTAGCTCCAATCTGTTTCCAATTTGTAGTGCCAACAAAAACAATCTTATATTTATAATTTCTGGACATAGTAGTTGCAGCAACTTCATTATCTTCGTTCGCTCTACTATTTAATACCACTCTTCTGGCTGGAATAGTAGTGTCTTCTATTGGAGCAGGAGTAAGATAGCCGCTATATACATCAGTCAATGGACCGGGTCCAAAATCATCCCAAGCTACAAATCTAAAATAATGCCACTTATTCACTTCTAAGCCATCTGATTCGCTTAAAGAAAAGGTATTGACATATGATCTTGTAGAGGTGATTTGAAGTGATTTCAATTGATTAGAATTTTTTTCTATATCAGCTTCGAATGAGCCGCTAGCGCCTGTATAAACATCAATGAATAAAAGATCTTTATTTGAAGTTATAGAATAGCAATCAAAAATTATTCTTCCTTCAGCAACTCTTTCTGGAAACACTGTAAAAGAAACTCCAGAAAAACCAGTTTGATTTGCATTAGTAATCTTGCTAAGATCGCTAATTCCTAGTGGATTATCCTTTGTTCTTGGTAAATCTCTACCTTCGCCAGAACCATATTGTATATAATGCCCAGAACCCCAAACTTCTTTAGTTTTTTCTGGTTCATTTATTTTTACGTTACTATTATAGTAATTGATTAGATCTTCGTAACTATTTACGTATGCTTCGTAATCAGGTTGAGTTCCAGAGCCTCTAAAGTTAATATTTACGCCGTTTCGGCTTCTTGTTGCCGCTGCACCAGTACCATTAAATCCGGTAGCGCTTTTAAATGCTCCAGAAATGTCAAAGAAATCTACATCTCTTTCATCTTCGCTTCTTAGCAATGCGCCACCTGTGCCCCTGACTCCAGAGCCATAAATAGTTTCATAGATGCCCGTTCCACCATCCCAGATAGCAATTCCAGTAAACGTTGAATTGCCATAATAGCCAGAAAGAATATAATATGGTGAATTTTGATAGCAGTCAATTACTTCTATTGTTGAGAATTGGGGAGGAACATTGTATGCATAATAAGTTCCTGTAAATGTTCTATTTGTATTGTCTGTAACTTCTAATTTAAGACCAAAATTTCTTGAGTCTTGTACTGCTTGCCAATTACTATCTTCTCTATTAACAAATTTTTTGTTATCATTGATATCTATCTTGTAAGAAAAACCTTGGAATTGATCTTCTCGATGTAATACTTGTCCCGCCATATCTAAAACAGAAACTTTAACCTTTGGAATCAAAGGCATAAATATATTCTGTTTCATTTTTTCTACGGAATTTATGGCGCCACCTGTTGGGTCCATATAGGCCCATCTAAAAGTTAAATCTCTGGAAGTAAAATTACCTGCTCCTAATCCAGAGTGTCCGGTGCCAGTATAATAAATCTTATAATCAAGACTTCTAGTATCTGCTGTTTCTACATAAATACCACTTACAAATGTAGATTGTACAGTTTGTCCTGTTATGGATAAGCTTGGGTTTGGCAGGTAAGTTATCGAGATAGCGGCATTATCATCAGATAGCAATTTATATGGATTTATGCCCTGACCATAAACATTAATGTCATATTGACCATATTTGCCACTTACATCAATAGTGATACCTGTTGTTCCAGATGCCACAAAATAAGCCTGCGTCATTGCGCTTAGTGTTGGCGAAGAATAATCTGGACGACTTACATAAACTTTATAGCCGTTAATAGGCGTGGTCGTTACGGCAGGCCAATTAAAATATAATCCAGTTGAATTAATAATGCCAGTCCCAGTAATGTAAGCAGGAGAGTCTGGTTTTATGACGACATCATAAACTGATTTTACATAAAGATTAGGGGAAGTATCAATAATATCTCTTTCAATAAACTCTTCTTTGTTTGCGTTAAATTCAATACCAACAACGCCGTATTGATTTGCTTCTTCTTCTTTTGTTGCGATAGTTTTATATAGCTTTGGCTCTACACCAGAGCCGCTTAAAACATACAAGCTTCCAGCACTAATTAAATCTAAATTTTTTGGGGTTGTATCTGTACTTAATGAATAAAAGCCTTTTTCAAAACCAGTCCCATAAACAAAACCGCTAAATCCAATTCCATTTTCTGCTTTTAAAGTTCTTATATCAGTTTGACCGAAAGTTCCTGCGCCACTATACATTTCAATTCCAAGCGTAGCAAAAGCCTGCAACACGCCAGAAGCGGTGAGTGATTGATTTATATATGTTTTTTGAGAACCAAAAAAGTCTTTTGGAAAACCAAGAACAGAATAACCATTAGTTGAGCCAAGAAGCCATTTAGATCTAGCAGAGTTACCGGCATTATAATCATTTGAAAATATTCCGGTGCTATTTGTAAAGTCTGAGTCATGGTCTCTTGTGGAAGTATAAACGACCCCAGAAAATTTTACTATATTTCCAGCTTCATATTTTCTTCCGCCAGTCCATTCTCCATATACGGACTGCTGATCATTTCCGATTTCAGCTTGTAGAAAAGTATAATATCCTCTTAATTTAGAAAATGCAAGAAGATCTCTGTAAGTAAATCTTAAAGAACCATAATCATTTAAAGCTTTTGATGCCCTCTCTATGATTCTATAACCACCTTTTATAAAGGCACAGGCATAGCCAAAGCTTGTTGAGGTTCCAGAAGAGTCTCGTCCAATTTTATAAATTTCTGTTGCTCCATAATCGGTTGCCCAAGTTGAACTTGCATTAAAGCCGTTACTTATTACTCCTCCCCTTGTAAAGACAACAATTGCCCGTCCTGTGGCAGCAGAGGTAAATACTGCGTTTGAAAAAACAGCGTCAAGTGAAGCAAGAGTTGTTTGGGCCTCGATTGCTCCTGCGATAGTTAATCTAGCCGCATATATCTGATCTGTGCTTAACGTTGTTAGTGTGCTGCCGTTTACGGCCAAAGTAGAACTGGAAGATATAGAATAAGAAATAACGCCAGTCCAATTTGACTCATTTCCAATTAATTGACCAGTTAATCCCGTTCCAGAAACATCTACGTCTATTTCTAGGTCTTTAAGTAGCCCTGAAACTTCTGAAAAACTAACAGTGTCAACAGTTGGATTTCCATCAATGATCGTCCCTTCAGGAAATGTATAGAATGATCCATCTAGATTTGTCTCTCCCGTTACTTGGCTTGATCCAGAAATTCTTCCTTCGTCTACGTGGACATCAACAACTCCAGATTTTAGAAGAAAATTTCCAGTTAAAGTTAAAAGAGCGCCATAGTCTAAATCAGTATGAGCGCATATATTATATTTTTTTACTTGAGATTGTCTTCTTGCCCTGATGATATCTAGAGTTCCACTAAAAGAGCCATCAGATCCAGTCATCGAATTTAAATCTGAAACTGCAAAGTTTCCAGAAGGAACATGGATATATATTCCAGAATCTAATCCGGTTGCAAATTCTCCATCGATTCTTACTGAGCCGTCAAAAGTGTCTACAGAAAGTATTCTTCCAAATGTTCTAGCCACATTCTTTAGTTCGTCGCTAACAGCAAAAATATCACCAGGTTGCAAATAAGCGCCTTCTAATCCAGCAGTAAAGGATACGGTGTCCGCTTCAAACATTGAAGAATGAAGAATGTATCTGCCTATTCTTCTCGCTTCAGAACGGGAAGTGCATCCAGCCGCATTAACTTTAAATGGGTTTAGGCCAAACGTTCTAATTCCATCCATGTCTTCAACAAACTCTATTTTAGTTTTAAAATTATCAAATTTATCATTATATACAACTTCTACGCTTGTGTATCTAAGATTTTTAGCGGTTTCTGTATAATTGAAAGCGCCATCTTTAACATTAGAATTCGCAAAATACATTATTGGTTGTTTTGGCCTATCTGCAAAGAACGAAAAGCCTTCAGTATTCCAATAAACAATGCCTTTGAAAATAGCAGCGATATCCTTAATTACCTTGTAAGCCTCATCTTTATTGCCGAATATTATATTGCAAGTATATCTTGGCTCTAGTCCGCCCTTGCCGTCAGATACGCCTTCAAAAAATCCTTTATCATTTACAGCATCGCAGTATCTGCCGATATCATAAAGCGTCCACTTATCTATTGAATTGTTATCAATATAATTGCCAAGGCCATAATTTGTATCGGTGATGATGTCATACAATACCCATGCAGGATTATCTGTCCAAGCTATTTTGAATGTGCCATCCCAATCCCCATAATATATTTTGTTATGATCATAAAACTGATTACTGCAAAATTTTTGAAATTCTATATCAGAATCATGCCTACAGTTAAATTTACCGCCGCCAGAGTCAACTGCGAGTTCTCTTAATGTTCTTGTCCCAGAAGAGTTGGCATCATTAAATATGTAATATATTTGAATCGCATTTTCTTGGGCGTGGTTCAAAAGTATTGCATATGTTTTTGCAGACATGGTTTCTGGCTCTGATCCAGAAAAATATACCACCTTCCTAACTGTATTAACCCAAATCTTGCTCAAAACATCTTCTTCTTTTAAAGTTCCAGCTTCATCAGTTAAACCAAATTGACTTCTTCTTAAAAAGAAATTTGCAATTGAAGTTTCTGTTGGATCTGTAGTTATTTTATTCGAAAAATTTAATGCGGCAGTTAATTTTGTCAGTAGATTTGTATTTGACCCTCCACTTGCATCTGGACTTTCTATTTCAAAAAAATCATCAGTTTCATAATAGGTAAAACCAATTAACTTCTCTCCGGTTTTTTCGTTTAATGTCGTGTCTTGGGTCGCAGATGTTTGCCAAATCGAAGCTCGGACAAATGTATATCCAGCCACCAGCTTAGATATCATTTCTTTGATATTTCTAATCAGCAATTGTCTTTGGGCATAATTCATGTTTTGATCCACAACGAAAGCAATATCAAGATTACTTGGGTCTCCAGCAAAGTTTGGGCTAGTATATATGTAGCGCCTATCTAATCCGTTGCCTCCAATTGAGTAATAATTAGAAGGAACTTTAACCTTCTTCATTTTTACGTCAAACTCTCTTTTAGGAAAATTAGAAAAAGTCCTAGAGTCAAACTTCAATCCCACATGCGCTGTCATTGGATAGGAAAAGCTCCTATCAATTACCTCGATGACGCTTTCAACAGAAATTTCTCTTTTGACTAACGGATTGATTGTTTCTGGAGTAATTTTTTCTAGCGACACGAACCTGTCTCTTCCATCAATTGATGGAGGAAGGACGATTTCCCCCATGCCAGAATCAATACCGACATAGGTTAAATTGCTCTCTGAATCTTCGTTTCCTTGTGACTGATCTGAATAGCCGTCGTCCATAATTTATTATAAATCAAGGTTAAGTAATAACAAAAGTTCTTACATCATTTTCCATCCCAGAAGCTGCTAGCCTTACTGAACCTATTGGAGAAAAAGCGTCAATATAAACAGTATGAGTCCCAGCGGCCATTTTTTGCGTTTCTGATCCTGGTATTGTAAAGCTAAATGTTCCATCTGGATTTATATTAGCTGGAGTTGATCTAACTTGTAATGAAGCGAAACCAGTATCTAGTCTTCCTATATTTATTTGCGCCACTAGTCCCAATGCGGGAACCACAGTTCCAGTTGCTCCTCTGGTAAGTCTATATGTAGCTGTACCTGTTAATGTAATCGCGCTTCCTTTTGCTGCTGAAGCAGTTACAGACGTAAATGTTGCCGCTGTTCCAACTCCAAGACCGACATATCCCGCACTCACTAATTCTCTTTCTGGCGAAGAAGGAATAAAATCTTTAAAATACCTTCTCTTAAGAAAAGTTATAGTATTCAGTATTTTAGCGGGATTTGTAGGGTATAGTTTATCCGCTATTTGTTCTTGAGATGTTTTTTCTATTGGCATTTTTATCTATTTAGCACAGGATCTTGATCTATATTTTCGTTATAACTACCCAAAGAATTAGATATATTTCTGCCTCCACCTCCGCTTGGAGCCGAGGCAGTATAACTATTAGATATTGTTCCTCCTGTTGCAATTTTTGCCGCCGCTGTTGACGCTGCGGCATCTTCTTCAGATTCAGAGTCGCCAATTACCATTGCGAATGGACTTGTTGCAGTTCCGCGAATAGTGATTGTCCTGCTTATTGCGCTGAAAGAGTTTTCTAATCCGTATGTTAAAAACAACGTCATAGTTGCTTCTTTTGATGTTCCGATATTATTTGTTCTGCCAGTTTTAACGTCAACTGTATCAGCTAAAGCTTCAACTAATAAACTTATTTTTAACTTTTTTACATCTTTATTTTTAATTTTATGAACAAACACAAATGGATCTTTGTTCTCGGAAGGCCAATCTCCCGCTTTTGCCCAGTTAACGAAGTTTCCTCCTGCTCTATTATTTAATGGAGCCTCTGTTGCGTCATCAACAGCTTTTATTGGCCCAAGCAATTTAAACCCTGCGCTTCTTGGAATATTTACGTTTTTAAAACTTGGCAGAGGCTTTTGATTCTCTGTTCCGAGATTAACCTCCATCAGTATATTTCTAAAATTATATTCTCCTTTATTATTCATAACGGGTATTCCGTTTAAATAAATACCTTTAAGCATATCTAATCCGTATACTTTTTTGCCAAATTGATCTACTAACCCATAAATTGGCCCTTCGCAAAGAATATCTATTGTTTCACTAACAGAAATACTTCTTCTCAAATTTTGAGCTTGTGGCGGAACTAACTTTGGATCTTCGCCAGTCTTACCTCCCGAACCACCTTTACCTTTTAAAAATCTGTATGGATTTAATATTTTCATACATCAATAAAAGCTTGGGTTGATAAAGTACCTCTTTGGTTTGAATCGAGTGGAAGCTCTGTTGGTAAAAATCTTATATTAAGTTTTACGGGAGATGTGTTTTGCTCTTGATTGTCTACTATTACTTTACATTTATATTTAGCTTGGTAGTAAGATAAGCCCTTATCTATTTTGCCATCTTTAATGGGACGCTCAGAAGAGAATGTCACCATTCTGTTTGAATTTGCAGCGGTTGATTCGTAGTGGCTGAAAGCATCTTCGAAAACAAAACCTCCAGAACCTGTCACCGTTCCTGCTCTTCTAACAAAAATAGTCCCTACTCTTGGAGAGCTTGCGCCTATTGATCCCCAATTTATGGTGCCCACTGTTGCTATTCTGTATTTTTTTCCAACAACCGTTGCAGAAGCTTCGATAAGTAGATTTTTTGTCAAAAATTTATCATATCTATTAAGAGAAAAATCAGATGTCTTTCTATGAAAGAGTTCTTCTTTTGGTATTATTGTCCAATTCGAATAAACAGTATCTCCATTTGAATCAATTTTTCTATATATTGAAATTCCCTCTCCTCCCAAACTGTCTTGAAATCTAGCATATAATCTATGATAACCTACAGTCAGATAAATTTCTGATGTAGTCGAATCTAAATCTTCTATCTCACCTTCTGTTGGGTTTTGATAATCTGCAAAACCCGAATACATTCCGTGATTTCCATAATATGAGCTAGCTAACTGACCATCAATATATAAATCAGAAGCGTCGTCAGAATCTAATTTAAATTTATAAGACGCTACCCTCATTATTGTTCCATCTCCTGTGACTTGATTTGAGTTTTTTGTAAAAGTCATTCCAGCTACAACAGGAATAGCAGCGCCAGCCGCACCTGTTAAGCCCGCGCCTGTCCACTGAACGCCGCCAGTTACTCCGGGGTTTATGACTTCATACATAACTCCATTCTCAGCATCAGCTATATTTATTACCCTATTTCTAACAAATGGAACCTTATAAAAGCCTAAAAACTCCATAGCGTAATTATCGGCATTCAATCTGGCATCGTCATTCGAAGTTCCTTCAAGGTAGGTTCTGTTAATATTTGTTCCGTTTATGGCTGCGGCATGAATGGCGTCTGGTTTATAAGGAGAACCAAACAAATTAATTAAATCATTAAATTGACCGCTAGTAGAAGGAGAAGATATTTGTTCCCAAGCATTTGTGTCGGTTGGTAGCCAGCCTGTAGCGTCAAATAATGCTTTATAAAGACTTTCTGAAGCAGGAGAAGACACTGCCTTCCAACAAGAAGCTCCACTTGCAGCGCCAGTTGGCTCAATGCCACTATGTCCCGTTAGCGCTTTGTAATGGAGATCTCCTGTAGTTCCTGTCAGCCTCACTAACTCTCCACTTGCGTAGGCATATCCACTATCCCAATTTGCAAACACCAAAGTTCTGAATTGCGCTGGGCCATATCTAATTAAAGAATTCTGCGGATAAGAAATAAAATAAGAACTCCCTGTGTTTGAAATGCCTTCTAATTGGCTATAATACGAAAAGTCTTTTGCAAAATAAGATCTATAAACAACTCCAGAACTAAAAGCATAAGGGTTTTCAATTTTTACTTTGCCCTTATTTATTTCTGAACTCAGATCTTCCCATAAATACTGAACATCAAGATCGTAATTTGGGAGATTTGGGTTAGAAATTATTTCGCCATTTCTTTTAACTACAACTTCAACAGGTTCAGTTGTAACCTTAGCCGCACTTCTGCTGATTATGCTGGCATAAGAATTTAAAATATTAACAGTTGTGAACGAAAGAGATTCGTCCATTCCCATCGCTTGGTTTGTATAAAAACTATCCACTGCTGCCGTTTCGTCTTCGTTACTGAACTCAAGATCAGTATAATCATCGATTGGCCTATCAACAGGAGTCATCAAGGCTTTAATATCAGTCTTTAAAGGATAATGGCCCAGATTCGCGCTGATCTGCGAGCTTCCTATCAACAGTCTGCCATATCCAACTGGAACAGCTTGGCCTTGAGATGTATTGTTAGATTTGCCTCCAAACAAATAAGACTTACCGCCTGCCGCAACTTCTTGATTAAAGTCTGGTTTTGGTGGTGGATATAATAGCCCCATTACGCCTTGAAGGGCCAAGCTTGCGCCTATGCCAAACACAGCCATTCCAAGACCACTCAAACCGCCACCAGCAGCACCAAATGCCGCCCCTAACATTCCCGAGGCTCCTCCTAAAGCTCCTTGAATCGCGCCTCCCAAAAGCCCTGCTGCACCAGCAGTAGCTATCATTAAAACCGCACCAATGGCGATCAATGCTCCATTTTTTCCTGCTCCCCAAACAATAGGAACAATATGAACTTCTTGCGGAACTTTTGTTATTTCTAGTTCTTTTGGATCTTGTATGACCTGATCATCAACTATCACTCTGTAAAATACTCCTCTGCTTCCTAATTTTTTTATCTCATCTAGAAAACCTCTTCTATTAGCGTTGATTGCAAGCAAAGCCTCTTTTGCCGAACCTATGTTAAATCTAAATTCATCTCCAAATTTGTTTTGCAACTCACCGTATAAATAAACATTAGTCATATTGCTTTTTTAATAATTCTAAGTTTTCTTTTTTTACGTGAGGTTTTCTTGGAACCAAAAGATTAAATTTATTACTCTGCTTGCTATAGATTACATAGGGAATACAAGAATTATCACAATTAAATTTATCAAACTTAGATTCCTTCTCTTCTGTTTGAGGATGCGTGTGGTAGATCGCAGCCAGCTTGCCGCTTCTAATGTGGCGTAAAATTTCAAGTGGATGTATTTCAAATACATCATTTTCATACACAGCTATATTTTTTGCAGGCTCAGTTTTTAACTCTCCATTCTCAACAAGAATAAAGCCACAAACTTCAAGGTCAGATTTTTCAGCGTGTTCAACAATAGTTTTCATTGATTAATTGAATATTCTTCTGTTCCTGGGAATCCACCAAATGGCAATGAGGTTTGTTTGCCAAATCTAAATGAGCATCCAGTTAAGGTTCTTGAACATTGATCCGCCAACCAATAAACCTTATTAAAAAATGGGTGATTGTTTGACGAACTTGTATGGTCTTTAATGCAGATATAAACTTTATTCAACGGCTCCCAATTTGGGATAGCGTTTATATCTTGCTTTGGGACTTTTACATTAAAGTTTTCCAAATAAACGAAATCGCCAACTCTATACTGAGTTTTTAATTTCCATTTGGCTCGATCTCCCGAACCAAAATCAAATAAAGAATAACCGTCTAAAGCAACATTTTTAAATAAAGATATGTCTTTGCTAAATCTTTGGTTAGTTGTCATTTTCCCAGTTTCATCAATATCGTAATAAAATCTTGATGCTGGTATTGCAGTCCAAGTATCAGATCCAGGAGTTTTGTAGTACAAGCCTAAACCTTGCGGAGAAGTTGCGGCGGCACAGAAACGAATTAAAATTCTGTGATTGCCCTCTTGTAGCCATTCTTGAATAACTTGAGTTCCTTTTGGGGCAGAGCCATTTTGATTGCCTCCACTATAGCTGCTAGCGACGACTCTTCCATTTAATAAAATATCGGCTGCGTCATCAGGATCAACGCCAAGAAAATATCTTCCAGCCTCTCCACGATCAACTCTAAAATAACCAAGAAATTCGTAGCTTTTGGACGTTTCGTTATCTACTGTCGCATTTGCGGTTACTGTTTCAGAAGGAGACGTAGAAGCTGCTAATTTTGCAGTAAAATCATCTGCGCTTGACGGCGCAGAGCCGTCATTACTATACTTTCTTCTGATCAATCCAGCGCGCATGTCTGTAGCATAAGATATTCTTACATCGTTTTCATCTGCTATTGGTGGGCCAGAATATCTACAACCAAGCCCACGATAATGAAAAGAGCAATAACGAGACATCACGATCCTTTTTGGGAAGGTGACGTTCTCTAATTCAAGTGGCGAAGCCAACTCAAATTCCACTATAGATCTAGTTTCAGCAGACTTTCTGAGTATAAAAAATACTTGATCTTCCAGTCCCGCTGTCGAATCTGCGGAGCCGTAAGGATTTCTGCTTTCAGAAAAGTTCTGATTGTCTAAAAATTTTAAAAATGTTCTTTTTCTAACTACTTTAGCTCCAATCAGATTGCTGTGTCTTCTGAGTAAATTAGATATAAAAAAGTCTTGATTAGATACGGCTAGTTTGGGCCTAGGCAAGCTTCCGTCGCCTTTGCTTTCAAACCCTGAGCTTTGAATTGGAAATGGCGAATACTCTTGACCTTGCCAATAAATTGACCCTTGTATTCCATTAGTTCCGCCATGAATGTAAAGTTTCTCATCAGGCTGATTAACGTAATCATAATAAATGACGAAGAATTCCAATAAAGCTGTTGGCTCTAGTGAGAAAAGCTCCGCATTGATCTTTTGATTAGACTGCCTTGACATTTCCTTTTACCTTTAGATTATATTACACTTATGGGTACTAAAAACCAAATAAAAATAGAATCCTTTGAGATTCGCCCATTAAGAACCAATGATATTCCAGAAGTTCTAAGGTTAGCTATAAAAGCCCAAGGGGCATTCGGAATCACTTCTACCGTGTCTCCTTCTATGTTTTTTAAGGAGATTGCCGTTAATATTCAAAACAACTCAAAAAACTCTATAGTTTACGTGGCTCCTAATGGAGCCATTTTTTGTGTTTTGATTTTTAGACAGATAACTAGCTTGTCTGCGGAGTTAAGTTACGTATTCTCTGATCCCAAGGTCTATCAGAGCGAACAGATTAAAAATTCAGTATACGAGGTCTTTGCCAACTCCAAATATCCTGAGATATTTATAAATGTATTTAAAAAGAGAAAGCGGCTCAACGCTTTCTTAAAATTGCTGAAAACCTATGGGTTTACGGAGGTTATGGAAGATAATGACGCTTTTCTAAAACTGAAGTTCAAAAAGGCTTGACAAGTTTTGAGAAATCGTATTCCCGTAGGGAATGAGGTTTGAAAGATTGGTTCAGATAGCCAGAAGCCTAATCATCTATGATGGGGTTGACTTGCGTTGCCGTCACTTCGCATTCATCTTAAATAAAAACAAAATTGTTTCGATTGGCAAGAACTCTAAAAAGTCGCATCCAATTAACCAAAAGTATGGTTACTTTGATGGGAGTGGACTTCACGCAGAAGCTTGTGCGATCATTAAATCGGGCAAAGTTGATCACACCAGAAATACTTTGGTTACTTTTCGAATCGATAGGAATGACAAATTGGCAATGGGCAAACCTTGCAAACACTGCCAAAAGCTATTGAAAGATGTTGAGTTCAAAGAAATATACTATACCAACGAGCAAGGAGATTTCTGTAAAGCATGAATATTTTAATTATCGAAGCGACCAGTAAACGCAAGCCCCTTGCCGAAGACTACAGCGATACGTCTATCGTGCATTGCCGCAATAGCCTGATTTTGAAGCGCGCTCTAGGGGCGGATCTTCTTGATGGCGAGTACGCACTTCCACAAGTGCTTGCCAAGCAATACGATGTAATCATTTGCGCTTATGCTTCGCCTTATATGCCTCATGTACCTTACAGGCAAATCCTTGAGAAGAACCCAAAGGCGCGTTATATTTGGCTCGTAAATGATCACGATGTTGAAGACAATCAGCTTTTGCGCTGGGGCGTAATCAATATGGGCTTAGTGTACGATATGATCTGCAACAATCCAAGAGAAGGATATCGCCATTGGATTTTGAACAAGAATATCGCAAATAGAAAACTTAACGACTTTATTCACAAGTGGCTCACGGTTAATTTAAACTCTTTGATTATTGATCCAGAAAGAACCCCAGTAAACTGCTCAGATAAGAATGGGGTTATTTATTATGGAACTTATCGCAAGTGGCGGGCAGAATCTTTTAAGAAGTTCTTGACAAAGGGTGTTTTCCTTTCAGCCTCTAGCAAGAACTGGAAGAAGTTCCAAGCCCTTGGTTGCGATTGCAACTATATGCCAAAGCTTGAATGGCAAAAGAACAATGAAGACCTCCGCAAGTTTAAATATTCCATTTATATGGAAGACGAGCATACTCACACTAACTATGCTTTTCTTGCCAACCGCTTCTATGAAGCTTTGATGTCTGACGTTGTGATGCTGTTCGATGCCGACTGCGCTAACACGATCCAGAAATGCGGCTACAAGATCCCAGAGAACCTAATTATCACCAATGATAAACTTAAAGATGGCGTAGCTGCTTATGCAGATTCATTAGCTTTTCAAACTAACCTTATGTATCAGCAACTTTTCTTTGATAAGGCTGTGGAAGAAAAGAATGAAGCTGTTTCACAAATCAAGAAATTCCTAAACGTAACATGAAATATAAAGCTCGTTTTGTTATCCCAAATGTTTCCGCCCAAAAAGTTGGGGTCAACCTGACTTCGACTTATTTAGTCGATGTCGTTTCCTATAAAAACCCATTTCTTTATGTTACGATTCTAGATGGCGAACTAAAAAATACTTGCCTTCTTGTTGAGCAGCAGGGAAATGTTTTCAAGGAATATTGCCTTGTCATTTCTGGCTGGATGAACCATAATTACTGGACTCAAGACTCCTATCTTTTCCAAGGCGCAATTGAACTATTCTCCACAAATGATAAAGTACTATAAGCCAACATCGACTTTTTCCGTCCTTGCTGATAATCCAAAGCTTGGACTTCCTTATCAAACAATTACCCTTTACAAAGATGAGCCATTCTCTGTAGAGAATAAACAGAAAGATCTTTTCGATTCCTCAATCGAATATTGGACAAATGTCCAAGGCTGGGTTCTCAAAATCACTCAAAACGAATTAGACAATCTAATTCACGCCTAATATGATGACTAAAAAAGAACAGGAAGAGAAAGTATTCTCTGAACTGTCAAAGATTAAAACCGATGTCGAAGATTTTGTCGGCAAGAAAATCACCCGAAAGAACTTCAAAAAAGTCATCGTTCAACTAACTCAAAAAATCGCTGGTTCAGAAGATGAATCTGCCACACCCGTAGAATTTCAAAAGAAAGTTTCAAACTTTTTTGAGGTTTGCCATAGCTGTTTAGGAGACGTTATCTGGTCAGAGCTTAAAGAAAAAGGTCTTATCGTTAAAATCTGCTATGGAGACGAGGTGATGTCTGTTTGGAATATTCCAATAAAGACATTTTTTGTCAGCCAAGATAACTTCACCACCACCACAACTTTAATGGCGAAAAGCCTGCTTGATTGCATGGTAGCGTTTTTCCTCAGCCCTAATCTGCGGTCGCTGGTGATGGAAGGTGATCAAGACGCCATCAAGACTCTTTATAATTCTTTTAATCGCCCGTCTGCAAGTTCGACCATTATTAATCTAAAGTTGATGCGAGATAACTTTCCAGAATTCTACGAGTACATCACAACAAAGCTTGATGTGATGACCGTAGAAGGAATGGAAAAGTACGCCAAGGATAAGCTGAAGCAAGAAAAGCGCACCAATGCCAGAAAGAAAAATCGTTCTGTCAACCGAGCCTAGTTGGTTTGGGTTAGGAGACGCAATTTGGTTTTTCCCAACCCTTAAAAAATTAAGCTTAGTTTTTAAACAAAAGGTGGATGTTGTGACCCAGCATCCACAATTGTTTAAGACAAGCCCTTACGTAGACTCAATCTTTTCTCTCAAAGATTTTGATTTTGATTCTCAGCAAGGTAATCCGTTTTGTTTTCGTCCTTTGTCGGGACCAGACCCCTTATGGTTCAACATAAACATTAAACAGTTTATCGCAAATAAATGCGGGTTTTCTCTTTTGCCAGAAGAAGAACAAATCATTTTTTTGCCAGAAAAACGAACTACAAACGATCAAATAAGTGATTATGTTTTGATTAACGCTTCTATTCGCGGTCCTGATAGAGATATTGGCAAAGCAGGGTGGCAAAAGATAGTAGATGATTTAAACGGCAAAGGCATTCCTGTTGTGCTAGAAGGTCCGTCACAATACACTCATGATCTACAAATAAATAACGGTTTAAATTTGCGGGGTCAAACAAATTCTTTGAGTGAAACTTGGCACCTGATGGACAATGCCGCTTGCTACTTGACTTTTGATACTGGAATGTATGTTCTAGCTGGAACTACAGGAACGCAAATATTTTTAATTAATTCTTATTTCGAAAACCATTGGCACAAGCCTTATAGAAACAATTCTTACGATTATAAATTATCAGTGATAGAAGGAAGATGCATTGAAAAATGCCTTGGTAATTTAAAATACTATGTAACACCGAATGGTTTAAGCCAGTTCAGAGTTCAAACTTGTCCATTAAATATAAATTTCCGCTGTATTCCAAGCCCAGAAACAATTTCAGAAAGGATAATAAATTATTATGTCTCTCGAAAAAGCAATAAAGCACAACAAGGAAAAACGTAAGGCATATCGGGGCTCCAAAGCTTTTGATACGTCTTGCCGAAATCATGGAAGCTGCTCTTGGTGCGAAGACAATAGATTTTATTCAGAAAAAAAGCGCAAGGCTTCTGCTAAAGAGCAGCTTGATCGGTATTACGATTACTACGACGAGCAATAATGCCTTACCTTAACGCAAATATTCCTGTTTTTACCGCTTATTTAAAAAGCGACTTTCTTTATAACGAAGAAAATAAGACCACAGATTATGTTCTGTGCGAGGTTCTTGGCATCACAAGCTTAACAAGACGATGCTTAACCTTTCAAATAATGACAGAGTATGGCTCTCGTCACGATAGAGTCCCGATTCACTATCTTGTAAATGATCCAATCCATCAAAATTATCCATTAGATTGGCTCCAGCTTTGGGACTGCTATTCTAATTCTCTATCAGTCACAAGATACGAGTACCATAAAAATTCAGCAGTCAAGATACAGCTAAAGAATCGTGAATGGGTAAATGGCAAATATTTGTTTACCGTTGATTGGCACGACAACCCAGACGCTCCATACGGCTATTCTGAAATGGCAGGAGGTCACAAATGTGGGCATCTGATATGGGGACTGTCAACCAGCAATGGAGAGCCTGTAAACCAACTGTTTTTCCAACCAAATAATAGAATATTGTGGAAAGACGGCGGCGCATTTATCTCAAAGAAATTCGACAAGAAGCCAGACTGGAAAGTTTTTGATAAGGAATTTTCTTGTGAAGGGTCTAGCAAATGGGAAGCGGAAGATAATTGGGACTACTTCTACCAGTTCAATCATGAACAAGAATCTGATAAATAAGATAGTGGTATGCGCTTTAGTCGCCCTGTTGGTTTTTGTCTATTTTTATAGACCAAAAAAGACAGAATACGAAGTTTTTTATTTTGAAAACGAACAAAAATTAGCTTTAGCCCTCCAAGCTAAGTCGCTCCAAACTGGAGGGCGTCCAGTTTTTGTTTTGCCTACAGGATCAATGCGTCCAACCGTACAAGATTACGACTACGTTATCATTATCCCTCCTTCTGAACAACCGTATGACAGCATCGAAGAAGGCGACATTGTGATGTATAAGGCTGAATGGACGACTCAAGATATTCCAGTTTTGCATCGAGCAGTAACCAAAGATCGGTGGGGTTGGATCATGAAAGGCGACAACCCAAATAATTCATATGAAAATAAAAGTAGAGTGACGGCGCAGAATTATCTTGGCAAACTGCATTCAATCTATAGGCTGAAAACGAATGATCGAAGTCCAAATAAGTAAAGATATGGTCAGCGAAGCCCTTGAGAGGGCGGCGCAAGTACCTTTGCTGAGAAATTCTGACACTAACGGTCACGGGCAAAAGATCGCAGCTTTGAGTGATCTTATGGTTCAGAAGACTTGGGGCGGCAGAATCATGTCCAATAAAAGCTACGATTTTGATTGGATCTCTCCCAAGTTATTTTTATTTGAAATAAAAGCCAAGGAGCGGAACGTTGTTCCCCAACCTTGGCACAACTGCGCGGTCAAAGAATACAATACTAAACAGCAATGCGATTACTATCTTTTTACCAGCATCTTTGGGGATTACAGCAGAGGCTGGATTCTCGGCTACATTAAGAAAGAAAAGTTTTTTGATTTAGCTGAATTTTATAAGAGTGGAGAAGTTGACCCCGATCCTCGCGGAGACAAATACGTTTTCCCCTCAAGCTGCTACAATTTAAAAATCGAACAGTTAACTTCTAATTAATAAAAAAAATGGGCCACTACATTCCAACTAGATACAAGTATATTCACAATAAATTTTTCAATAGGCAGTTTAAAAATATTGATCAATCAAAAATCTTTTTTTCTTCAGAAGATGAAGATTTGAGGTCGCATTTAGCCGATTTGATAAATGATGACGGATTCTTGCAGCTAAGATGCCAACAGGATTTTTTGTTTGCTGTTCATTTGGAAATTGCGGACAGAATGGGATGGAATCCCGAAAGAAGCAGAAGATTTTGCGTAACCCACATCAATGGCAACAGAATGGACAACCGTAGAGAAAATTTAAAATTAGTCACTCGGTCAGAACTTAAAGCGATAGCTAAGGAAAGAAAAAATAATCAAAAAAATCTATTGACAGAAGCACATTCTTGCGTAACTTAACCAGTATGCAACTCTCACTTTGCTGCATCTCCAACGTTCTTGCCGAGCGCGGAATCAAGTTCCAGACTATGACTCTGACTCGTTTCCTTGCGCTCCCTCGCGCCGAGGCTATTCGCACTCTCAGCGAGCGCATCCTCAACAACTTCATCGTTACCAATGCAACTATTCAATACTGCGCCAATTGCGGTATTGCTGGCTATCGCTTGTCGTCCTCTCTTGCCCCTGTCATCGACCATCCTGACGTTAACTTACGTCTGCAAGATTTGCCTAATTGGCCTGACCTTCGCGCTGCTCTCGACGCCATCTCTCGCACCATCAAGCTTACCGGCGTTCGCGTCTCTGCTCACCCTTCAGAGTACATCACCTTGACCAGCAATGACGCCTCCGCAGTCAACAACAGCATCACCGATCTTGCTTCACACGCTGATCTGTTCGACTTGCTCGACTTGCCTAACGACTACCGCTCTCCCCTCAACATTCACTGCCGTCAAGACGGCGATCCTGCCGAGGTTTCGCAGCGTTTCCTTTCCAACTTCAATCGCCTGCCCAGCAACGTTCGTTCTCGCCTTGTGCTAGAGGTCAACGACAACGTTAACGGCACTTGGTCCGTCTCTAACCTTCACAAATATTTCTTTCTGACCGCAGGAATTCCAATCACTTACGATTCCTTGCACCGTCAGTTCTGCAATCACGGCAACGATGACCGCGCTGACTTCGACCTTGCCTACTCTACTTGGCCCACAGTTCCTCTTTTTCATTACTCAGAAGGTATTGACAATACTCGTAAGCACGCTCTCATGCCTTCTAGCGTCCCTAACTCTTACGGTCGCCCTGTATTTTTCGACGTAGAACTCAAGAACAAAGACTATGCCATCTATCAAATCCTCCGCAACATCCAAGCTCCAAAGCCAATTAATAACGATTAAAAATCAGGTCGAGGAGACTTTATCGCAAAAGAATTTGCGCTTTGAGAGCGCACCTTTAGAAATCGAAAACGAAACAGAAGACGAAAAGATTATCGGCTATACGATAAAGACATCTCAAATCTCTGCGTCGATCATTCCAAATTTTAGAAACAGAAAAATAGAATTTCTTGTTCTGAACGAGAAGATGATCGAGCACCTTTTGCAAGAAGGCTTCTCTGACGAAGAGATTATGGCTAATGGTAGAGTTTGGTTTCACTTGAAGAAGAAGAGCGACTTTTTAAAATTGGTCTCAAATTAATTCATAAAAAATGAAGTTCAATCCAATCTTTAGCTCAAAGGATGTCAAAGAGGTTTACGAGATGTACAATCTACTCAGCGAGGGATTTTTAAAGAATTTTAAATACCAAGCTGAGTTCAGAATTACTACCTCTTCTTTTAAGAGCGACTTTGTTCTGAGTGCCGAATACTCCTCGGAAATCGAGCGTAAGTGGCTGGAAGATAAGGTTCTGGAGATTTCTTCAGAAAAAGTTAAGAAAACCTCTTGACGAACGCTGTGCCTTGTGGCACATTAGGCGTGTAATCAAATTGCTCCAATGATTGTCAAATCCATCCAAAAGAACGTCGTCGAGTCTCACGACTTCCGTAGCGAAATCGCTACTATTGATCAGCAGGAGATGAGGTACGTCTCCTCTCTCCTGCGGAACAACTATTCCGAGCCGATTCTCGCTACGGTTCGTGAGATCGTCGCCAACGCACTCGATGCGAATCGCGGCTCTTCGCAGCCCATTTCCATTCAGTGCCCCAATAGGATTGATCCTATTTTTAAGGTCCGCGACTTTGGTGCTGGCCTCTCTGAAGCCGACCTCTTTGGTCTCTACACCAAGTATGGTCGCTCGACCAAGCGTTCTGACAACGCTTGCATTGGCGGGTTTGGTATCGGTCGCTTTGCGCCCCTGTCTTACACCGATTCTTTTACGGTTATCTCTTATCACGGCGGCGAGGCTTTGACCGTGATGGTTTACGTTGACGAGCACGGCGACACTCGTTTTTCGATGCTGAATCGCTGCAAGTCGAATGAACCGTCTGGCTTGGAGATCAATGTTGCGGTTAAGTCTGATGATATTAATTCTTTTCAAACTGCGCTCAACAGCGTCTTACGCTTTCAAGATTGCAATTCGTATGTTACCAATTTGCAGGTTAACAAAATTGAATGGCTGATTAAGACCGATAAGTGGGCGGTATCGAGCCTTACAGAGAATTTCATTGTGATGGGCGGCATCTCTTATCCCATCAAGATCGACGCTTGCATTCCGTTGGATCACCCTATGCTCAAAGACTGGTCTTACAGCGCTGGGCTGGTTCTTTTTGCTCCGGTTGGCTCTGTTCCTCTGCATCACTCCAGAGAGTCGCTTGAGTACACCGAACACTGCAAGAAGTTTATTGCTGCTCGCATCAACCTTTTCATCAACGAACTTGCAGCTTCTGTTCAGAACGAGCTTGATTCTTTTTCTGATGGGTTGGCGTTTATGAATAAGCTGTTTTCTGTGAGAAAACACAGACTTACTAGGGTTCTCTCTGACCACGCTTTTTATTTCAATAAAAATCGCAAGGCAGCCATCTCGTTCTGTTTGCCCGATGATTCTTACAAGGCTTACACTCTGAACAGAAACAAGAACATCAGACCGCTGAAGAAGAGTTCTTTTCGCGTTGAGCCTATTGGCTTTGGATCGAGCAACTATGCTCTTCTGGTTGACGAAGGCGAAAAGGGTAGTCTAATGCAAAAGGCTGAGACTATTCTCCGCGAGAATAAGGCTCAATATGTTGTTGTTGTAAACACGCAAGTTGCGACGCAGCATTTCTTTGTCGATACTTTTTCTTCTGACAAGGTTTTGTATACCTCCAAGGTACAGGCTTTTACCAAAGAAAAGAAGCAGAAGGCTGGTAATGTTCGCTTGCTTTCCGAAAAAAACACTCATCACGTTGACTTCTACAACAAGACTGGGGCTCCTGACACTGATTTTTATTACATTAAAATTTCTGTGCCTAGCACTGGAGGCCGCTCTAACAATGCTTCCGCTAAGTTTGGAATCCAGAGTGAAGTTGGTAAGTTTGAAATCTACAAGATTTTTAGTGCTTGCGAAGCTGTTGGTCTGACCGGAGTTGACAAGGTTTACGGTGTGGTTGATGACTCGTCTTTGCCGAGCAATGCCAAAAATCTTTCCGCTCTCTTCCTCGCTGCCTGCGAAAAGAAGATGGAAGACATTAATGCTGAGTTGTCCCTGTACGCAAAGAAGAGAGCTTATCTCAGCTTGTGCTCTTATCGTACTCCACTCGTTGCTCTTGCGGATTCTGGCAAACTTCCCAAAGATAACATTGTTTGCAAGTATGCATCGAACATGACCTTAAAAAACGACAGTTCAGATGCACAGCTTGCCTGTACCAGACTGATCGAACAGATTGGAACCTTCTGGTTCAATCCTGCTGAAAAGTTTGATTTCACTAAGGAAGCTACCGAGGCAATGGCTCAGATTGATGCCAAGTATCCTCTCCTTAACATCGTTATTAATGGCCGATACGGCTATGCTGACCAAGCAACCATGGACAAGATAATCGACTACATTAATTTTATCGACAAAAACTCTTGATAAACCCAACCTATAAATAATCATAAATAACATGAGCAAGCCCGCCTACATCATGCAGGACAATTCCATCACGGTCTTCGTTGATGGGAAGCCTCACACGATCAACAATACGCACATCAATTTTGCCGATCTTCGTAAGGCGATTTTGAATGCAGATTACGATGCGATTCCCTCGCTGGTCTCCGTTGCCAGTAGAATCCAGAATGCCAGCTTTGGCAACCTTACCGTAAAGAACGGCGAGGTCTTCTACAAGAACCATCAGCTTCACGGTGTAGTTGTAGAGAAGCTCTTGGCTATGCTCTCACAGGGAGCAAAGGATGTTCAGAGCTTGATCAATTTTATTGATCGTCTGATGGCGAATCCTTCCGCTAACTCCGTTAACGAACTCTATTCCTTCTTGTCCTACAAGAGCCTGCCCATCACTGCTGATGGAAAGTTCTTGGCCTACAAGGGAGTTGATAGTGATTTTTATTCCAAGCAGGGCAACAGGGACACGCTCGTTATCAGCGGCAAGACTACTGATAACGGTGCCATCTACAATGGCGTTGGCGAGACTATTGAAATCGCCCGCCGTTCTGTTGACGACAACAAGGATAATCACTGTTCTTTTGGTCTGCACGTTGGCAGCTATGACTACGCCAATGCTTGGGCAGGCAGCAATGGGCGTCTCCTTGTGGTTGAGGTTGACCCCGCTGATGCTGTCAGCGTGCCGACCGATTGCAGCTTCCAGAAGCTGCGCGTCTCCAAGTACAAGGTGATTTCCGATATCACTCCTGAGCGCAAGGAGATTCCCAGCGCCGTTTACAATGACAGCGAGGATACTGATAGCATCGATCCTACTATCAACGATTCTTCAAGCGATTGTGACTTCTGCGACGATCCAGAAAACTGTGATTTTTGCGACGCAGTTCCCAAGAATGTTCTTCTTCTAAAGATGACGAACTATGTCGAAAACTTTTTTGAGGACAACGGTCACTATCCGACTGTTAAGCAGATTCAGAGCCGCATGAAGGATTACGATCTCTCTTGCGAGCAGATTTTCCATATGCTCCGCGATGACGATTACATCTTTGAGTGCTCCGACGACAACGGTGCGCTTCCAATCTCCCAATACTTCATCGTTGGGCGCGAAGTTAATTTTTGATTAACCATGAACAATCCACTAACTGCTAAACTTAGCAATGCTAACGAAACGGAACTTGATGTTGCTTTTGCACTCCTCAAGTACCGAGAGATCGGAGTTTATCGTAAGATCAAGGCTCTTTGCCTTGCTTTTAACCTAAACTTTGAGGAGGTCGTTAAGACCTTGCCTCAAGAGAACGGGCGTCTGCTGGATAGCCAGACTCGCCACTTCATCCATGATTTCATGCTTGCTCGCGCAAAGCAGCTTTACACAGCAGGAAACACAAACAACTAATATGCAATCAGCAGTTCTAACAAAGGACTTTGAAACCAACAAGCATTGGTTTGAGGTCTGGTCTATTGAAACAAATGGGTCTCTCGACAAGTGCATCAATTTTTATGATGCCGCTTTTGAGAACGTAGCTGCTTGGGTCGCCAACTGCTTGAAGCTGGAGAGTGATCGGACAGAAGACACTCTCGTTGTGATTCATGCATCTCTTCAAGACGGTGCAATCAGCCGCACTATCCTCCCCAGCACGCAAGGCGAAAACATCTACCAGACGGTCAAAAAGTTCCGCTCTGCGCTGATTTAAATCGATTTAAAATGACACGCGACCAACTGTTCGTCCATCATAATCATCTATGCGCCAAGGCATTCGATATTATGAAGACCAAGAATAATGATTATGCTGGAAGCAAGGGAGATACTCCCTTTGCAAATTTCCAACGCTGCGAGGCGATGGGGGTTTGCTCGGTAGAGCAGGGGTTCCTAGTGCGAATCGTAGACAAGGTTTCCCGCCTTTCTACGTTCGCTGCTGACGGCAAGCTGGCAGTCAAGAACGAGACGTATGAGGATGCGATCCTAGACATCCTTAACTACTGTGTTCTTATGTCAGCTTACGTTAAGGACAAGACGGAAAAGGCTAGCTAATAGCTATTCCTGTTAAACGATAACCAGCATCGTAGGGCTTGATAAGCAGCCCTGTAGGCATACCAAGCTCTACGATTTTGCCATTAAACTCTCTGATTAAGTGATCAGAGAAGTCACCGAAAGTAGCATTGCCAGACGCTGCGTATCCAGTCGCAGAATAAAGTCCAGTAATTTCTGTTTTGTACGCCGCCCAATCACCAGAAGCAGTGCTAAAGTTACTATGGATTTCAGCTTGGAGTAAACGGGGACTTTCCATGTTTTATTTTACACCTAATGTCAGGAATTAGTTTTATTATATTTATAGTTGTCTTATACTATTTGCTTAACAAACCTAACTATTTCAAAAACAAATGAATACGCGCAAAATCGCTATTAGCCGTGAATACGGCGGCTTCTTTCTTCCTCACGAAGCCATCGAAACTTTCTTGAACAAGAAGGGAATCGCTTACGAGAAAAAGCTAAGAGATTCTACTTTTTTTGGATCAACTCATTATTTTACTGTTAACGGTGAATATTTTTCTTGTCGAGACATCGCTAGAGATGACCCAGTTCTAATCGAAACAATCGTTGAGTTGGGCTTAGATAAGTCATCGCAAGAAATGAGTCAATACGATATCGCATTGAAGATTGTTGAAATTCCTGCCGATGTTGATTGGGTACTGATGGAATATGATGGCTGCGAATGGGTCGCAGAAAAACACCGTACTTGGCAGTAATATGTCTGAAGACGCTCACGCCCCAACAATTGTTATCTGCCAGTGCTGCGAGAATCAATTCAATCCAGAAGTGGAAGCTTGCAGGCAAGATATTGACATTGGCTACGTTTGCGCTGATTGCTACATTCAATTAAAATGGTCTTCTGCCATTTTAAAAGTAAATGGAATGCCTCGCTGCACAAAAGGATTTAACGGCAGACTTAAAAATGAATTTTAAACCTCTCCCTACTGAACTTAAAAATCACGGCATGACAATGAAACTTGTCAAGCGAACTGACAAAGTTGCAATGTATTCCAAGTGCGGCGGTTACGAAGTTGTGCTTGTTCAACGGCATGACGGTTACGAGATCAAGGGCGTCAAAGTAGAGCCCGCAGAATACTTGCCCAAGGACGAAGATTTCGGCGCCAAGGGTTGGCATTTCTCTGGCCCGCAAGGACTTGCGATGGCTGAAAAAAAGTACCTCGATCTGCAAAAAGTTGTTGACGAGAAGAGCAAGATTTAGTACCTTAACATCATCACCACAACCACAATGACTGAAGAACTACATCACCAAGAAGCAATGCACGTTTATGTGCTCGATAACAAGAAGCAGCGGATCGGAGTATTCGCCGCTACTAACAACATCGCTTTTCCCGATATGATTTATATCGGCTGGTCGCTTTGCAACTTCACTGCTGGCGACCGATTTGATACTGATCTTGGAGTCGAGATCGCCTACCAGCGTTCTTTCAAGGGCTCTATCGCCCCGATCCCGCTCTCTATGCTTTCTGTTCGCCGCCGTGATGGCACAACTGTTTACGATCACTTCAAGATGCGCTGCGAGAGGTATTTTAAAGGCAAGACAGTTGTCGGTTAATTAACCTCAACAACTCTTACAATGGACGAGAACGCCCCCATCGCTCAAAGCTCCGTTGATTCTTACGATGGCAACTGCCCCTCCGCTGTCGCCTCTTCAACGATGAAGACATACAACTTCATCTTAAACAAGTATCGGTCTGAGTTTGAAAGGGCGCTGGTTTACGACGAAAAGAGTGATAAAAAATACCAGCGCGAGATGAGGAAGTTGCAGAAGCAAAAAGATTTGGTAATCGCCCAGCAGCGCGAAGTTGAAGAGGCCAAGAAAAAAACTGAATTTGAAGATTTCAAACGTAGGGTTGTAGAAAACAAGATCGTTACTAGTATTTATTAATTTAAAACGCGAGGATAGCTCAACTGGATAGAGCAACAGTTTTCTAAACTGTCGGTTCCGAGTTCGATTCTCGGTCCTCGCGCCACTTTCGGGCGAATAGCTCAATGGTAGAGCAAACGACTCATAATCGTTAGTGTGCAGGTTCGACCCCTGTTTCGCCCATTATTTTTTATTATGACTTGGATGATGAAGCTCCATATGACAATTCAAACACAGTACTTCACATTTTTCAGCTTCCTCAATCAATCGCTCCCATTTTTTGTTCGATAGATTTCTAAGATCGAGCGAAAACAATTTTGTTTTAGGATTTTTATGGTGAAATGAAAGTGAAGCATAATTCTTATCATAAGAGCAGCATTTACATTTCCCGCCAAACATTTGTACCAATTTAATTTTTCTTTCGACGCCTCTTTTTTGTTGCATTTCGTAGTTTTGATGGGCATGGTTCAAAGCAGTTGATTTGCATTGCAAAGAACAATATTTAGTTTGACGCCCAATTAACTCTTGACTGCACATTAAACATTTCATATAATCATATTACACTTATTATGAAGAAATTCATAATCTTTTTCCAATGAACACCACCGAAAAAATCTTGTTAGTTCTTGTTATCATCTCCAATGTCTTCTTTGCTGTCGCTTTCGGTTATGAGCTTGGCAAAAGAAATATTCGCCAAGAAGCACTTTTGAATGGACACGCAGCTTATATCTACGACAGTGAAGGCGTGCCCCACTTCAAGTGGAGCGAGTGCATTCAATTTTAATTAATTAAAAAATTATGAAAAAAGGTTACGTTATCCAATACAACATTCGCTGCGCCAAAACCAACGAGCAATACCCCGATGTGATTACTCCGTCTGCTGAATATGGCGAAACGTTTACTGATACTATGAAAGATGCCAAAGTTGGAGACACTTCAATCGCAGAAAATATTGAAGGTTTGCATTGGGAGAATGGAACCAGTTATGTTTCTGTGATTTACGATGAAATGTTTGTGGTAACTAACTAACTTTTTGGTGCTATAGCTCAATGGTAGAGCAGCGTCCTTTTAAGTCGTTGGTTGTGGGTTCAAATCCCACTGGCACCACCAATTTTATCGTCCCGTAGCTTAACGGTTAGAGCAAGCTCTTTATAAGGGCTAGGTTCTGGGTTCAAATCCCAGCGGGACTACCAATTTTATTCAGATCAATTAAGCCAGCGTGAACTTCACAATGGCAATTCTTGCAGAGTAGAATGCACTTATCTAACTCTCCTTTTAAAGACTCAAAAGAATTACTTGCCACTCTGGCTATCCCAAAATCTTTTTCTTTTGGATTAACATGATGAAAGTCCAGAGAGCCTTGAAATTTATTATAACCACAGACAAAACATTTGCCGCCTTTATATTCAACACATTTGCGCTTGATATTATCTCTTAAAATTTTGTTCTTTTTCGCCTTGCATTTCTTGCAGCTATAAACGCTGTTTTTTATATCGCATGAAAAAAAGTCATCAGTTTCTTCCTTGCAGTGCCTACAGACATATTTATTTACAGCCTCTTGACTAATTTCCATTTTGAATGATTATATTTTTGTTATAAATGATTTACACATAATATGAAAATCGTCGCCTTATCAGATACTCATGGCTTGCACCTCAATGTTAAAAACATCCCAGATGGCGACGTTTTAATTCACTGCGGGGATTTTTGCTCTTGGGGTAACTTAAAAGATACGCAAAAATTCTTGCATTGGTTTAACGCAATGCCCCACAAGCATAAAATCTTCATTGCGGGCAATCATGATGTTCTATTTGAAAAAAATAGCGGCATTGCTAAGGCATTGGTCAAAGAATGCCCAGAGCTAATTTACTTGGAAGATAGTGGCGTTTCTATTGATGGCGTGAACTTTTGGGGTTCTCCGGTAACGCCAACCTTTTTCAATTGGGCATTCAACCGCAATCGCGGCTCTGCTATCCGTAGGCATTGGGAAGCTATTCCCGATGATACTGATGTTCTGATTAGTCATGGCCCACCTCACAAGATTTGCGATACAGTTCTGAGAGATCGCGGATTCCCTGACGAAGTTGGCTGCGAAGAACTTGCCAAGAGAGTTCAGCAACTGAAGCTGAAACTTCATTTGTTTGGTCACATCCACTTTTCTGGCGGATCTGAAAAGACTTTTGGCGGCACAATCTTTTCCAACGTTTGTCTCTGCAACGAAGATTATCGAATTGTGAATGAACCCAAGGTTTTTATCATATAAAAAATGAAAGACACCTTTTTAAGCCTAATCACAATGCCAGTCAGGCTTGCGGTAGCATTGGCAGTTGTTACGTTTTTTGCAATACCTTGCACCATATATTTAATTCTTTACCCTAACTGGTCTTTCTTCACAGAATCGGTGCCAAACATTTATCAGTTTGTAAGATACGGGCATTATGAAGAATATTCAGATTAACACTTGACATTTCTCCCAACACCTATACTTTTTCTCCTATGAAAGACGTTATTCAAAGAATCGCCGTAAGTTTTATTGCTGGCACGGCCTTGGGCATTACAATAATTGCGATTACAAAGCTGCCAGCACAAGAACAAGATGCGCCACAGCACGAAGAGCGTGAGTTCCAGAATCTCATGCGCCCGCACGACGCAGAAAGCATCTTGTCTATCATCGATACCGAAGGCTTCGATGCTGCGTTCAGACACTATTCTAATTACCGCGACATCAGCGATCCTCAGTTCCACCAACTGAAGGCAAATTACATTGATGCTGCCCGCGAACTTCTCGACTACATTCAGCAAGCTAACCAAAAGACCGATTAAAAACTATTAAATTATGAGCGAAAATACATCCAAACTCGTTATCAAGAAGAAGTACCAAAAGCGAATCCAAAGGTTCAAGAATATGCTTCTCAAGAGCCAGCTTAGGCAAGACAAGCGTTTTGAGCGCATCGCTGCTTCAATGGGGCTTTCAGAAGAAGAAAGCCAAATTCTTTGGGATCATATCTACAACGATACAGAGTGGACAGTAGAAATGGAGAAAGCTGAGTAATATGCTTTACGAATACAAAGCCGAATTAGTCAAAGTAATCGACGGCGATACAATCGAAGTCGATTTTGATTTGGGCTTTGGCGTTTGGCTCAAAAATCAAAGAATCCGATTGGCTGGTATTGACACCCCAGAAATTAGAACCTCTGATAAGGAGATGAAAGCTATGGGCAAAGCAGCATTGGCGGGTTTGATTGACGTTCTTGATGACTATTCTGGCCCAGTTATCATTCGCACAGAGATTGATCCCGACGACAAGTTTGGCCGCATCTTAGGTCATGTCCAAACAGGAGGGGGAATTGATGTGAACAAGTGGATGGTTCAGCGCAACTACGCTGTTGCTTACGACGGCAAGAGCAAGGTTAACCTTGAACAACTCCACAAGCAAAACGCCATTAAGCTAAGAGAAAGGGGCGAGATACCTTAATTTTATGAAAATTAAAATCGAAGTAGACGAAGACATGATGGACGGCATCATCGTTTCCAGCATCACTAATTCCATTGATTGTATTGAAGCCGACATCAAACGTCTCAAAAGCAAGAAAGGTCTCAAGGCATACGAAAAGGAAGACTTGAAGTACCACGTTTTGAATCTTGACTCTCTTAAAAGGACTAGATACTATTTCGGTGGGCAAAAGTATTATTACGAATAAAAAATATGGCGACCAAATTCGACGAGAAGCTAATCAAAGAAATCGTTGGTTCGCCACATAATTATTGGCTTACCGTCAAAGCGTCAAAAGATATCAAGGTTGAGATTGACATTTGCAGAGTTGTAGATTGGAATTGGGACTTGCCCAAGGCTCGCCCAACGCTAAAGCAAGCAATGCAAGATATTGTCGCTCACGCTTACTGGATGGGGCGAGAAGAAGAAAGAAAGCTTTATTCCAATACTTTAAAGAGAATGATCGATGGCAAACTTGATACTTGACTAATATCGCTACTTAGTAAAAACACAAGAAATGAAAACGTTTCCTGAACATCCATTCGTTGAAGGTGACAGACTTGTTCACGTTAAAAGTGGACAACTCGCCACATTCACTGGTACTCGCAAGGAAGTCAAAGGATGCGATTTCGATTTCTTTGATTTTGACAACGGGTCTTGTTGCTTCTTTTCTCCCTGCGAAGTTGCCGAGGAATTCAAACCATTAGCCAAATAAAAAATATCAACAATAGACCATAGTATAAGCGCAATGAAAAAGAAAACAGACGCAGAAACTATCGAGTATTACAAGAACGAAGTTAAGCGACTTCATAATCAGCTTAATTTTAAGTTTCAATCTGATCCCGTAGCTCATCGCGCTTCTATCAAAGAAGATCAACGGCTTTATCGTAAGGTAGGTAAGAAGTTCGTGCCAGATAATGACCCTTATGCTTATGAGGGGCTTCGCAATGGCTTTTGGCTAATTCACATTAAGGATGGTTCTACCTCTATTCGCCAAGAGATTTATCCAGACAAGGCGCACATCTCTGCTGCTGCTCGCGTAATGGAAGATAAGCTGGTTGAAATTATTCGCAAGGCTGGAGAGGCTCGGCCCACAAAGACCCCTCTTACTGAGGAAGAAAAGAAGGACTGGGATAAGTTTATCAAGAAGCACGGCGAAGCTTTCAATATGCTTACTTATCCTTCTATGCAAGAGAATGCTGAAAAGATTGTTGCAGCTTTGCTCGGTAATGAGGTACAGCCGTGAACGAATCTCCTAAATGGCCTACTCTGGAAGACCGAATTAAAAACAAATTAAATTCTACGGAAGAGGCTATCCGTCAATTAAAAAACACTGTAGAGATTTCTCCTATCGCACAAGAGATTTTAGATCGCGCAGAAAAAAAACATGAATAATGTTGCAGCCTGTCTTTCAAAAGTTCGCAAGGGCAACCAAGAAGCTGCGCGTGAATTGGTTGAGTACCTTCAGCCAATGGTTACTAAAATTGTGCGGGCTCGCCGCCCTTGGCGAGCAGCAGAGGAAGACTTAATTCAAGAAGTTTACAAAAAGGTTTTCGTAAGACTGAAGCAGTACAAGAAAGAAGTTCCTTTTCATCACTGGGTTTCTCGCGTTGCTGTCTCCACTTGCATCGATGCTTTGCGCTATCAAAAGCGCAGGCCAGAATACAGGTGGGCAGATATGTCAGAGACTGAAGCAGAAACTGTTGAAAGTAATCTTCTAGATCAGCAGGCCGAATCTCCGAAAGGTCTTTCAGTAGACTCTGAGGTCATTCATAGTTTTATTTCTAAATTAAAAGTTAATGACCAAAAGGTGATTCGTTTGTTTTATTTTGAGCACAAAAACAGCGAAGAGATCGCCGCTTTGACTGGATGGAGCGAACCTACCATAAAAGTAAAAGCTTTTCGCGCCAGAAGTAGATTGAAAAATCTTCTCATAGAGAATAATATTTTAGATAAAGCTGGCCGCATGGTGGAACGGTAGACTATTCGATATACAGTTCTATCCCTCTTCCATTCTGTGTAAATCTCTATATGAGAAAATATAGAGAATATTCAGATCAAGACATAATCAACAATTCAAAAAACGTTAAGTCAATCGCTGGACTTTTAAAAAGTTTAAATTTAGCTGCCGTTGGCGGCAACTACAAAAACATAAAAAGATTAATTCAGAAGCTCAACATTGACACCTCTCATTGGACGGGTCAAGGTTGGAACAAAGATCAGCGAACAAAAGATTGGTCTAAATACACAAAAGCTTTTCGTTTTAAAAAACATTTAATTAGCGAAAAAGGCCACAAATGCGAATCTTGCGACTTGACACATTGGAAAAAAGAACTAATCTCTTTAGAAATTCACCATATTGATGGCGACGCATCAAACAACGAAAAAAATAATCTTCAGTTACTTTGTCCCAATTGTCACTCCTTAACAGACAATTATAGGGGAAGAAAAAACAAAAGCGGTGATATGGCGTAATGGTAGCCGCAAAAGTCTTAAAAACTTTTGGATTAAATCCGTCTGGGTTCGAGTCCCAGTATCACCACCAATTTATGAATCATTCAATTAGAAATCAACCTATCTTCAGACCAGAGACTAACAGGGAAGTCCATATGGAAGATGTGACGCGAATGAAGCTTGCTCTTATGAAAGAGATGGCTTGTTCTGATATTAGTATGGGCATTGAGGACGAAAACAAATTTTACAATAGCTTATCTTTTTTTCTGGAAGAGTCATTCAATTGGCCCGATTATAAAAGCTACAATTAATTATGGGATGTGACAAATACCGTCTAAACGAAAACATCATTGCGTTCTCTGAACTAAATGATGATGTTGGCTGTCTTTGCACTTTTGCAAATGACAACAGTTATACCCTAGCTCCAGAAACAGTTCGTTCGCTTGCTTATCTCGGCGCAACTGTAATTTTGTTGCATCACAAAGAAATTGACCATGGATTCATCCCAAGCTGCTTGCCAGACTGGATCAAAAAAGATATCGACCGCATTGTTTTAAACAAATAAAAATGAAAGCCACCCTAGAATTTAATTTACCGGAAGATAGGGCAGAGCATCTTCGCGCCGTTCACGCTGGCGCAGCTTGGTGCGCGTTGTATGAGCTAGATAACCGGCTGCGAAATCTAATCAAGTACGGAACCTCCAAGGATAGTTCCTATGAACAAGAACTGTCCGAGATTCGCAGAGAGATTAATGAAACTACTTCTCTTAT